GGTGGGCACTGATGAGAGGCTTTATGATTACATTAAAGGCGGTATAGAGGCATTTGAACCACCTAAAAAAATAATATATAATAAGCCGGTATTATCCCACGATGAGGTGCACGCAGCCCTTATGCTAACCGATGCACATGCCGAGGAGCTCGTTAAGAGCGAGGAAATGGAAGGTTTAGCGGAATATAACTGGCAGATATTTTTAAACCGGATGGATAAAACGGCTAATAAGACACTTGAACTCGTTAATATCATGCGTCAGGCTAGCGAAGTTCATTCTCTTGATGTTGATTGTCTTGGCGATTGGTTCACCGGCAAGATATTACCTCAAGAGGAAGGATACGGCACAACGCTAACTATGCCTCAAGCTGTCCCCCGTGTGGGGCAGGCGCTTGGGCGTTTTCTCGTGGGAATATCACCACACTTTGATAAAATCCGTGTTAATTGTATGTGTGGCAATCACGGCAGGGATAGTTTGCGTCCTGCTTTCAAGATGACAGCGGATAGAAACTGGGATATGTCAGTTTACCTCATTGCCCAGGGCTATACCGAGCAATGCTCCAACATTGAGTGGAATATCCCCAAGAGTATCATGACTGTAGTTGATGTTATGGGGTGGAAATGTTTGCTATCTCATTCGATGGAAGTGCAAATGACGCATAGAACTCCATATTATCCTATCGAGACTACGGTCGATATGGAGCATAAGGTAAGGGCTGGCACGGATAAAGATTTCCAATACGTATTCATGGGGCACTGGCACCACCATGCGGTATTGGATAATTCCATTATTATCTGTCCATGTATGATTGGGGCAAATCAGTATAGCCGGTTTAGACTGCACCGGAAATCTACATCCGAGCAGTTGTTATGCTTCTTTACTAAAAAACATGGCCTGATCAGTCAATGGCCTATTAAATTATAGCATAGTAAGTCGGAGAAGATTCGACATATTGAGGGAAGATGCTCAGAAAACTACTAGATAGATTGATTGGATGGTTTATAGCATTAATGATATTTGCTATTATTTATCTCTATCTGTTTTTTGGTTGGCAATTAGTATTTGGCCAAGAGCTCACCATGTATGATCAACAGGAAAATAGCATGAAGGCCGAGTATCGGGAAACCATAGCTCGGCTTCGGAATAAATAAATTTATGGGAGGAGAATCATGAAAGAAAAATGGAGAGCAAGATTAATCGCCTCTGGCGTCAGTTTATTAGCTCCTGTACTTCTCATGTTAGTTATCTTTCTTGTGATGGTCCTTACTGGTGATTATGTATTCGCAAAAGATCGTTACAAGATAGATAAAGACATCAAACTGAAAGCCCGTGCAGCATCAGTACAGATATTACATTTAATACCAGGCCTCAAAGCTAGCTTTGCAGATCCCCTTTCTGAAACTACCAGGATAGATACAAAACAACAGATTTTGGATATCCTGGAAGAGCAGGAAGTTACCAAGGAGGCTATCGAAGACCTCTTGAATAAAAGAAACCTCACGGAAGAAAAACTAAATAAACTTATTACATCTATGATTGACGAGGCTATTAAAGCCGAACGGACTAGAGATGAACAGGATAAATATGAATCTAGCCTCACCAGCATAGAAAGATACGGCTATGAAAGCCCTTCAAAAACAGCCATACCCCTGGGAGCACTGGCACCAAGGTGGGCCCGGTTTCCTGAACGGGTGCTGGTAGTTCAGAAGACCGAAAGGGATGAAATTACTGCATGGGAAAAAGAATATGAAGAGGATGTTCTGGCAGTATCCGAAACGGCGGACGTGAGCCCCAGCAAGGCAAAAGCAATAATCACAACACTCAGGAGCAAAGGTTACAGCATATTCAAGGAAGAAATAGCGGAGGAGGCTACTGTTGAACTTCTATGGTTCCGCTCTGGATGGGATGAAAAATATCCCACTACATTAAACTGGAAAGTGTGCATCGAAGGTACGGAGACTAACATTATCACCGGATATGATCCCAGAGGGATTTTACATGTGCGCCCTATCCCTGACGGTAAGCGGGTGTATGTGTCCGCTGGATATTTTGATCTCAAAGACGAGTTCAGACCTAAATCCTCGGAAACTAAGCGGCTGGAATATGAATTAGAGGGACTTGAAAGAAAAATCAAGCTGATGCAGGAACAGCAGGCTGAAAGAGATGAGGCTAATGAGAAAAGAATAAAAGAATTAAACGAGCAATTAGCCAAAACCGAGGAAGAGCTTCGCAAGGAAAAAAAGGAGGAATACAAGCGTGATATTTCCAAGGCTACCTGGCTTGATGTAAAAATGGGCGTTGTGAAACTTGAAGAATTCTGGATGATCGGAGGCGGTACAGGAACTTATCTTGGAAATATGAAGGTTGATAATGAAATGTACGGCTTTCAATCCAGTTGGGGCGGCTATAGACATTTCACTGGAAGTGAAGAAAAAGGCGTTATATTAACGAATGCACACGTTGCTACTCATGCCATAGATTACAATGTATACGTTTCGGAAGACAAAGAGGTTATGTGGATTATCTACCCAGGCTACCAGTATGTAAGATATACGCAAGACAGTGATCTTTTCGGATCGCCTAGTCAGGTTCTCTGCATAGATTATAAGCCGGTATTAAGTCGGTCGATGGATTGCGCCATTATTGTGACAACCAAGGTGCCGCATTACAAAAAACATGCTGCACTTTTGGGTAACAGCGATAATGTGGATCAAGGCGACAGGGTAATTATGGTAGGCAATCCGGGTTTATTGCAGAAGTTTGCCACCGAAGGCATTATCTCGAACAAAAATTACGATTCGATGAAAGACGCCACGTGGTTTTATCTTCCGCCAATACCCAGAACAGTCCTTGACTTGCTGCGAAACGCAAACCTATGGATTGATGCACCTATTGGCATTGGGGGCACAAGCGGTTCTGCAATCTGGGCACTGGATGGTAAAGAACAGGGCAAAGTTATCGCCCTTCATGCTCTGGGATTAGGCAGTCCTATTTCATTTACCAAACCAGTGAGTAAAATTGATGTTGATTCCATTGATTTTTCGATAATCGGAGATGAGGAAGGAAAGATTGTTTGTGATCCAAAGGATTGTGATTGCGAAGATTATATTGGGAAAAAACAAATCAGATTGACTGCTGAAAAATTGAGAGAAGAACTATTCAAGGATTATTCGTTTGAAAAAGCTATGAAAGGAAACAGGCAATCCCCTGATGTTTTCTATAAAGAAAATGAGACGTTTAAACCATTGATGAGTGCACACGGGAAATTCATCTGGATTACTGGTATGAGTGCTGGTATTCCGATCAATAAAGTTAAAACATATCTCCAGGAGCGGGGGCTTGATCCTGATAATTTTAAATGGGAGGGTATAGACAAGAAATACTGGTGGCAATAAAGTCTTGACAAGAAAGATGAGGAACAATATCATTAAAGTCAAATATGATTACATCAATAGCAGGTGGCGTTATATCTGGATTTGTAAGATACATGGCTGCGCTTCCAACAAGGTGGGCAGGTGTCCATGCCTGGAAGGTAAGCCGTGTTATTCAGCGTAAAGGATAGATTATGACATAATGGATCGTTCTTCAACTATATTGGATTTAATGAGCAATGCAATCGATCAATGGTTACATCTATTGTCTGAGGGCCATATTGAGGAGCTGGAGCATAGGTTGGAGACAGCAAAAAAAGACCTCAGAATACTCATTGAGAAAGATGATGAACGTAGAATTTCTGCAAAAGCTAAAGAAAAGGATTAAGAAAGACGAAGCATATAGAGCGTACCCTTACGATGATAAGACGGGGCATATGCTCACCAAGGGCTCAACTGTTTATGGCACGGTGACATTTGGCTACGGTTTAACTTACCTCACCGAGGAGGAGAGTGATCACGTCCTCCAGATGCGGCTCAGGTGGATCATTGAAGAGCTCTTGCCGAAACTGCCTGAGATAGGCAACTGCAACCATGATCGGCTGATAGTGATTATCAGTATGATCTATCAGTTTGGTTTTGAAGGATATAAGCGTTTCTCTCGCATGAGAGAAGCGATACAGATGCAGGATTGGCAAGGGGCTGCCGAGGAGTGCCTGGATAGTAAGGCATATCGGAGGGGAATGCCAGGTGTAAGAAAGCGATTTGAATGGTATGCAAAGACGTTAAGGGATGGGGAATAATGCTTCGCTGTCCTAATTGCGGTAACAATGTCATGTACGACAATTATAATTGGTGCCCTTGGTGTGGATCGAATCTCAGGGTAGAATATAAAACAAAGTTGAATGATAATAAAACAGATGATGTTTTTACTCCAGTTTATAGAATAGACGAGGAAGAGGAACAATATGATTGAGGGAGATAAATAATGTGGTTATGGATACCTCTAATACTTCTTGCAATCGGTTTGGGAATCTATATTTTCATAGGTATTGCGACATTATATACTATATTTCCAGCAATCGATCACTCGCTGGGGGAAATGATTAAAATTATTCTCTTTTGGCCTTTTATTACGTATTTGTGAAAAAAAAAGATGTGGAATGATTTAAAAAGGAAGAAGGACCAATAAAAGGATATGTAATAATCATATTAGTTTCCTGATATTTAGGGAGCGAGTTTTTGCCGAAAGGCTACGGTAGGGAAACCTACTAAGAGCGGGCTGGTAATGAGTGGGGGGTAGTTACCTATCAGGAAGCTAATACACAAAATTTAGAAGGAAAGGAGAAAGACGAATGAGCTACAAGAAAGATCCTTGGATCGTAAGTGTAGTGTGGGGCCGTATCGGGGCGGCTGTATTGGCGCTGTTGGCCTTTGTTCTCGGGATATTTGGCTATTCCATGGGAATGGAAGATGTAGGCTCCGCTAATCAGCTCATAACTGCCATAATAGCTGGTGTGGGCGGTATTCTTGCGCTAATAAGCAAGATACGTGAAACGAAAAAGATTAAGTAATGCACTGGATTGAAGTTATAGCGGAGTTGTTGAACCGTGTTGCCGAGATCATTGAAAGGATATGGTATGCACAACGCCAACAGCAAAGGCAGGAAGAGGCTGATATGGCCCATGATGATCCTTCTTCTGCTTTTGCTGACCATTTCGGTGGGAGCGTGCACCACATGCCGGATGCCTCCGAGACCGATAAAACCACAGATTGATGTGTATGAGTACGGCGAATACGTATGTTTCGACAGGGATGATGCAATGGAGCTGTTTGATTATATTTTAGAGCTTGAAGCTGGATACGAATAATGACAAATGAAGTCACAAAAGAAGATATGATTAAGCATTTAGAGCGTTCTCCAGCTCAACTTGCATTTGATAACGAAAAGCTCACTGAAGATCAGGTAGCGAAAGACCTTGCTCTTATTCGGAGAAGGGCAAAAAAATTATTGAGCCCGAAACAGAAAGATGCTAAAATAATTGCTAAAGCAGCAAAAACATTACATGATTGTCTGCAAACCATTATAGCTGTGAGAGGTATGGAAGCCCCCAAAGTAGACAATAAAGAGCACTCCGGAGAAGTAACATTGAGAGTTGTTTATGATGATGAATTAAGTGAAAACGGTAAAGAATAATGGAATTGACAATTCATTTACCAGGTTTAGATAAACATCCAAAACAAAAAGAATTCGTTAGAAGTTCAGCAAAGCGTAAAGTAGTAAGAGCAGGCCGAAGAGGTGGAAAAACTGTGGGTGTTGCGATATTGGCAGTTGAAAAATTTCTAAAAGGCCATCGTATTTTATATGGTGTACCTGTCACAGAACAATTAGATCGATTTTGGACAACAGTTGTTCGAGCACTCGAAGAACCTATTAAAAAAAAATTTTTTATAAAAATGAAACTAAAAAAATTATTGAACTTCCAGGCACAGAACAACGAATTAAAGCTAAGAGCGCCTGGAATGCGAATTCACTTCGTGGAGATTATGGAGACCTCTTGATTTTAGATGAGTTCCAACTTATGAGTAAAGACACTTGGGATGCAGTAGGAGCACCGATGCTGCTTGACAATGATGGGGATGCAATATTTATCTATACTCCACCCTCGTTACACAGCCGGTCTGCTTCCAAGGCCGATGATCCTCAATATGCAGCCAAGATGTTCAAAAAGGCTAGAGAGTTGATGAACGGCGGTTCCACCCGATGGGCTGCCTTCCATTTTACATCTATGGATAATCCTCATCTGTCCAAAGAGGCGCTTGAAGATATTGTTACCGATATGAGCTCTCTATCCTACCGCATGGAGATTCTTGCGGAAGATATTGATGAAGCACCAGGTGCCTTATGGACAAGGGCCATGATTGAAGATCATCGAGTAATGTCTGCACCAGAAGAATTACACAGGATTGTAGTGGCTGTTGACCCCTCCACTACTAGCACTGGAGATGAAGCTGGAATTATTGTTTGCGGAAAGTTGAAAGATGAAGGCTATGTTTTAGCGGATTATTCTTTGCAAGGAAGTCCTCTCACGTGGGCCAGAAAAGCTGTAAAGGCCTATCATGATCATAAGGCTAATTTGATTGTAGCCGAGAAGAATCAGGGAGGGGAGATGGTGGAAACTACAATTCACCAGGTAGACCCTGATGTGCCAGTCAAACTAGTTCACGCTTCAAAAGGCAAGCAGGCTCGGGCGGAGCCTATCAGCGCTAAAGCAGAGAAAGGTAAGATTCACCATGTAGGGAGTTTCCCTCTGTTGGAAGATGAGCTTTGCCTGTGGCAGCCTGGAGACCCATCACCCAGCAGATTAGATGCGTGTGTCTGGGGTATGACGGAGCTTATTGGCAAACAGGCGTTTGATAGTATGGATTTGGATGAGGTGTTGAGTTAATAGAGATGAGTATTTTAAAATATAAAGTTTGGAATAAAAAAGAAAAGAAATACGAAGCTAATAATGATTGTATTGTGACACAAGAAGGAAAAGTAGCTTTTTGGGATGAAAGCCAAGGATGGTCTTCAGATTATGCACATCAATCAGACTATGTAATAGATAAAATTATTATTGAGACCTCTAAAGGAGAGTGCCATGAGCATTAATTTTGAGACAAAAACTACTGCCTCTGTGAGATATCCAGTTGGAGAAACTAATAGAATTGAGGAAGTAAATATAACAAATAAAGGTATTGAAATTATGGATGGATATGTCTTATTACCATGGGATTGGATAGATAATGGTAGAAAAATCATAGAGGAGGATAATCATTGGTAATCCCTAATAAAAAAAGATTGCAGTGATGCCACAAGAAATAATACTTAAAACAAAAATGAAGCCTGAAGAAATTCAAGAAATAAAAAAAAGAATAAAAGGAAAAGATGTTGCGGGTATTTCATTAAAAGAGATTAATGAATTTGAGGAACTTCTAAATAAAGCATATGAATATAATTCAACAGTAATTTGTCCTAAATGTGGACATGAATTTGAAATAGAGGAATAATATACTAAATAAATTAGAGAATCCCAAGGAAGAAGATTATGGTGAGCCCTAAGAAAACATTACATCCATTAGAAGGGCCATATTGTTGTCCTGAATGGGAAAGAGCCCGCCAAAAGAAAACTGATTGTGAAGGTTGGCAAGAATTAATATGGAGAGATGAAATTGCTCGTGATGATAAACCCCACATTGGTAATATTGGCCTTGGGACGAATTTTCCACCATTAAGATATTGTCCCTGGTGTGGTCATTGTTGGGAGAAAGAATCTTATTAATTAAATAGCACCAGGAAAGGGATGCAAAGTTCACAGAGATGCAGCCGAAAGTATTTATGATCAACTTAAAGAACTGAAAAGAGAAAAATATGCCTAAAGATTTTGAAAATTGCGCCAAACAGGGTGGAAGAGTAAGAACAAAAACTCTTAGCGGCAATAGATACATCCGAATCTGTTTCAAAGATAATAAAAGCTATGCTGGTGAGGCCAAAAAAAAGAAAACCGGCTTGATGGCGGGAAAGGCGTAATTATGCCAACAACAAAAGAAATTAAAAAAGCGAGAGATTTGGTAGAACCTATTACCAATAAAGCAATAAAAGTCGAACTAAAATCTTATGGTGATTTTGAAAATATTAATACTAATGAATCTATGCTTGCAGAAAAAATATTGAAAAATCAAGTTAAGGAAGTTCTAAAGGGATTTATTAAGAGAAGAAAAGAATTTAAGAAAAAATAGGAATTGATTGGCGGCATATGCCATCTAAAATAGTGATAAGGGAAAAGAAACATGCCGAGAAGAGATTATTCGCCTGAAAACTATAATTCTTTTGCAGAGGCTTATGTCGCTTATTGGGATGATAGACATAGTGATATGAAGAACCCTACAATTATCTCGGAAGACAAATTTGCCCAGATATGGGGATGGAAAAAGAAAAAAAAGCAAAAGGAAAAAGGTTTGATGGCCGGTAAAAAGAAAGGTTTCGGTTCTATCACCAAAGAGGCGAAATCATCTATTGCAAGACGCAATCTTGAGTTGAAAAAGATTATGGAGGACTGATATGCCTCGATTTGATCAAACAGGCCCTCCAAGTGGTAGTAAGGGTCCCCGTGATGGCAGAGGGCGAGGACAAGGTTGGGCTCCAGGTAAAGGTATAGGTCTGATGGCCGGTGGTCAAAAAGGACTTTTCAATCCTATCAGGATAAGAAAAGCCAGGAAGAAGAAAAATGAATTCAGCAGAACGAAAACTAACACATATTAAAGGTTTGCTTGAAGCCTTTTACATGCGGGGTGAAGATACCATCCCGATAGAGAGGATTCAAGCTATACTAGACCTAGAACCAGAACCTTTTGATAAAGAAGAAGAAAAAGAAATGAAAATACCCAAAAAGATTAAGATTCTCGGTCATTGGTTTAAGATTGAATTTCCGTATGCATTTAAGGAACGATTTGATCGTTATGCACAATGCGATGATACTCAGAAGATTATCTATATAAGTGAAGTTGATATGAATGGAACAAAGAGGGCAGATTCAAGCATTATAGTCTCATTTATCCATGAAGTTTTACACGCTATTGACCTGAATATAGGACATCATATTTTCGATGGAAAAGAAGGAGAAAATAAAATCGAAGGTTTTTCGGAAGGAATTTATCAGGTTTTGGTAGACAATGGATATTTAAAGCAACAGTCAGAAACCCTAAAAGATGAGGTTCAAAATGTATCAAAATGAAATCATACATTTTACAGGCGGTATCAACGAGTATATCGGAGAGCTCGACCAGACTGAGCATCCATTAGGTGAAGGATGGATCAGGATCAAAAACCCCTGTGAAGTTATTTATGGGGAAAAGAAAGGCCAGGGCAAAGTCAGGTTGCTTTTAAGAATATGGGGCGTCAAGAAAGACTACCGGAGATTCGTGGACATCTACTGCCCCCCTGATTCCTTGAAAGAAATCCGTGTATTGGATAAAGATGGGGAAGTTTACAAGGTCTATAAAAGGGAATTGGATAGACCAAGTTTAGACCTTATTAAGGCTCCAACGGATGCTGACTTGGCTACAATAGGCAAAGATCGAAAACTGAATTAAGCATGAAAAAGCCAATTCATAAATACTTCAATAATCACAGAAAGACCTCATGGCTTTACTTCGATGGCGAAGAAAACCCAAGGGAATGCTACATGCGTGGTGGTATTTGTTTTCCTATCAGGTACGAATCTTTAACGGGTATTGATAATCATGGCTATGCGATTATAGCTGGTCAAGACCTCAAAACCGGCATAGTGCATGTGTTTGAACAAATGAATTGGATAACTGTAGATGATATTTTAGCAAAGGATGAATCGAATAAGGTGAAATACCCTGGCCTGTCTCATTGGCTCAATATGGCGTGGAGTCGATATTTTATGCAGGCGTTTTATTTTAGCCAGCCAGATGAGCTTTCAAGGCGATTCAGATTACAAGTGCTCAGATCACCTATGATAAATCCTAAGCCTCGGTTCATTGAGATACATATCAATAAAGAGGATGAATTGATTTCCGTCATTCGGCATAGGATTAAAACTGGATTGCTTGAAATCGAAAAGGATTCAGAGATTGCAATTTTATTAAAAGAGGCTAGGGAAGAAAGAAGAGAAGTAAAATTATTTCCTCAAATTCACGCCCTGGGATGCTGTTTGCTAGGACTTGAGCAGTACCCATGGCGCAAACCTTATGAGCAGCCAATACAGGAGATATTGGTGGCGTCGGGATAGAAAAGATGAAAGAAAGACTTTTTATCTTATGTTTGATCTTATTAATTTTTGCTCTAACTTGTATATGGTGCCAGCGTGAATTAAAATGGCAAAACAAAGAGCGGATTTACAGTGATAATATAGCAATGCTTGAACATGAATCCAATATAAAAACGATAACAACTGAAAAAGAATTAGAAGAAGCTCTTAGTAAAAAATATGATGAGCCCATTATTATTAAATTTCAACAAGATACTCCTATAAGAAAACCTATTACTATTCCATCTAACATGACTATCTTGTGGGATGCACCTTATGGAATTAAAGATTCCAAACGCTACCAAGGATATAATAATAAATATAAACTCGATTGGTGGGGACCTGCGAGATAATTAGGATTCTCCAAGTTCCAAGCCAAAGATAAGAAAATGCAAGAAATATAACTTAAAAGAAAGGAGATCAAAATGCCAAGCGATAACGAAATCAAACAAATAATGACGGAGAAGGTGTTTCCATTTTTCGATGGTGGAGGCCTGGACCAACTTTTAGCCAGAATAGAAAACTTGGAAAAAGGGGAAGAGATTACAAATGAAGATGTTCGTTATATTGTTAAACAGGAAATAGAAAAAATAATGGATGCCAAAAAACCTGATATTAAGGCTAAAATGAGCATTGATAAAAAAACCGGCATGGCGAAGACTACCGTTATCAGAAAATCCAAAGAAAAGTAATCCATGGCAACTTCTAGCTTACATACTTCCGACCTAGCTCAATATCTCCGCTCGGAGCTTTACGAGAATTGGGCCGTTGACCGCAAGCCATTAGAAGAAAAATGGCAAAAAAACGAAAACGCTTTTAAAGGCGTGTCAGAGGGAATCTGGAAGGCCGAGGAAGGTGCTAATTGGCGAAGCAAGACCTTTATTATGATGACCAAGATAAAGGTATTGTCTGCCTATTCTATGGTAATAGATATACTTTTACAAGGTGGACAGCTACCCTTTGCCCTGGATTTATCTCCCTGGGACCAGGTTACCATAGAAGATTTACCGCCTGAACAACAAGAAGTTGTCCAGGATAAAATTGATGATATGACAGCTCTCATTCAACAGCAGATATTGGACTGTAAAGGTGATAGAGAGCTTATGAAATGTGTGATGAGTGCGGCGAAATTCGGCGAGACCTACTGGCGTTCATTTGTCCACGATGTTACCCGCAGAGGCTTTCGGTCTGTAAATATGGCTCCTCAAGGTACTCCTAATCCAGAGAGATTCATCAGACATGAATATTTCGAGGAAACGATCATGGCACCTGGATTTGAATATATCTCATGCTGGGACATGTTCAGGGACCTTGAAAACGATAATATGCAGAAAAGCCGGGGATATTGCCAGAGAGAATATGTATCGCCTTATGATTTACGAAAACTCAAAGGTGATGCATATTATTTAGATGATGCCATTGATAGGGTAATTGAAAATCATTCCAAGGCGCTCTCTACGAAAAATAAAGAGAACATGAAGCCTGGATTGAGAAATATAAAGAACCGATACAACACGGTTGAGAAGCTGACTTTTTGGTGTAGAGTCCCTCGAAAGATATTGGATAAGTTTGAATCCGAGGTGAAAGGCAATACTACATCTTCCCTCACTACTGATTTTGTCAATGATGGCGATGAAGTGGAAATTGGGGCAGTGCTTGCAGAGGATGAAGTTGTCAGGCTTATGAGAGTGCGACCCGATTCAAGACCCCATGGCAGGGTTGTATGGGAGATCGATCCTGACGGAACTTCTGGAGTTGGTGTAGCTGACAATGTGGAATCCGTTCAAATGGTCTTAAACGGCATGGTGCGAGCATTTGAAGACAACAAGAAACTTTCCGCCAATATTATAGCGGCTATTAAGAAATCATTGATTGTTAGTTGGAGCGGGGAATTTAAGCCTGGTGAACCAATTGAGGTGGCCGATGAAGCAAGAACTGCTGCCGAAGCTATACAACAGATCATCTTTCAGGATGTAGGCGAGACTCTTCTTTCCGGTATTGCCCTCATGGAACGATACGCAGATGAAGTCTCTATGTTGCCTAAAATCCTTCAAGGTGCTGTGGCTGCAAAGCAGAAACCGGATACCCTCGGTGAGATAAATATTCTTCAAGCCAATGCCGGAAGATATTTAGGCAGTGTTATCAAGAACTTCGATGAGGGTATGATAGAGCCCATTGTTTCACGGTTCTATGAATATAATATGCTTGATGAGAAAGTGAACAAGGGTAAAGGCAGCTACATTACTAAAGCATTGGGATATGCGGGATTTCAGGATAAGGTTTTGAAACTCACTAAGATTCTCCAGGCCCTTAACCTTGCTATTAGCTCACCAGCTATTCAGGCAGAAACCAGACTAAAAACGTTGCTTGATCAAGTATGGAGAGGATTGGACATTGATCCGCAACAAATAAGCAAAACAAAACAAGAGAAAGAAGAGGATGCCCAGGCCATGGCTCAAGCCAGGCAACAGGCGTTGGATGAACAAGGTGTTGTGCTTTTAGCGAAGTATAAAGCTGAGATGGAGAAAGAGATAACCAAAATCAGGGAGGAGCATACGGCAAAACTTGAAGAGATTGAGGCAGAGCATAAAAACAGACTTGAAGAAATAGACGCTGAATCCGAGAGCAAGATTGTGGAGAAGAAAGCTATAGATATGAAAAGGGAAATAACATGACTAGAAAAATGACTGAATTTATTGATAAATTAGCTATGCTTTGCACTGAATATAGTGCGGAGCTTTTATATACAAATGATGATGATGGAATCCATGTTATAATAGACAATGAAGACGTTTGTATTGGATTTCCTCTGCTTCCTGATCCTGGCGCAGATATCCGCAGTTATGTCGCTGATAAATCACAATAAATGAACATCAATATCAAAAAACAAGATTATCGAAAAGAAAGTAAAGGAAAATACCATGATCGATCTTAAATTATCCAAAAAGGACAAAAAAGACAAAGAAGATTTAACACAAGTTCCTATGGTAGAAGAATATCCTTACGGGACACGGCTTCATTTTGAAGACGAGACTATCAAGAAAATACCTGCTTTGCAGGATATAAAGGCAGGGACTATGGTGAATATCAAGGCCGTTGGGAAAGTTCTGGAAGTTCGAGTAACCGACAAGGAAAAAGGTAAAAATTACGAAAGTGTGCAGATTCAGCTCCAGAAGATAGAAATTGGTAATGCAAATGAGGCTGAAGAGGCGTTTAAAGAATAGTTCCACAGTCTTTTAGCCATACACACACACAATTAACAGTCAAAGATGGATCAAAGACTGTGGACAGAATCAACAAATACCTTGACAAGAGTGAGGAAATAATATTACTTTCTCAGTCTGAGGAAGTCGAAGCGGTAAGGGTTTTGCTAAAGGCTGTTAAAAGCAAGAGAGATAAAGTAAGACAGCTTTATGAGACAAAACCCAAGCATAGCCCGGAAGACCTTGAAGAGGATCTTGTATTTCTTCTGGGCATGGTTAAGGGATTAAATTGGGTGTTAGGACTTCCGGCGAGAAGCAGGAATTATATTAATAATTTTAAACAGTAAAGGAGTAGAAAGATGAAAAGGATTGGAATTTTTATTGTAGCAGTGATGTTTTCGCTGGTGATGGCAAGTCCCTGCTTTTCAGGTGCCGGCCTGACAACCGGGGATCAGACCATCTATGGAAACAAGACCTTCGAGCATGATGTAACATTTAATGCCGATGTGACTATTCTCGGCGCTCTGCTAGGCGTAACACAATACAGTAATATTTATTATGTGGACAGCACTTCTGGTCATGATAGCGCAGGGAATTATGGGACTACTTATTTGAAACCATTTAAAAGCATTGATTTTGCTATTGGCCAGTGTACTGCTGATAATGGTGATATTATTTTTGTTATGCCAGGGTACACTGAGAATTTGTCTGCGGCAGATGCAATAGATGCCGATGTTGCTGGAATAAGCATTATTGGGCTTGGAAATGGTAATTTACGTCCCACCTTGACCTATACGAATGCTGCTGGAGAATTTGTCATTGGGGCTGATGATGTTCGTGTATCAAATATAATTTTCAATGCCTCAGTTACAACGACTCTTTTGGCAATCGATATTGAGGATGGATCTGAAGGGGCGGTTATTGATCATTGTTTGTTTGGTGTGGATAGCGCTGGGACAGACGAATTCAATAATGCTATCAACATAAATGATCAATGCAATAGATACCTTATTAGTCATAATGAGTTTCATCAAGGAACTGCCGCCGCAGTAAGCGCTATTTATATTGACGCAGATACCGACTACGGCACAATTGAGTATAATACAATTTCGGGTGATTACAGCACGGCTTGTATCAAAGGCGATGAGCAAGATGATTTTATTGTTATCCGACACAATTCGCTTTATAATGGTCAGGCCACAGGAGTTGGACTAAATACCGAACCATGCATTGAACTTGCAGCGACCACAACGGGAATTATCGAGTATAACGTCTGTTATACGAACTTAGCGACAAAAGCTGCTTCTATCGTAGCCGCGGACTGCCATCTTCACGAAAATTACTACAATGAGGATGAATCAAGTGCAGCAACAAGCGGCATTATCGGTACTGCCTCTGATGATGATTAAAACCAGAGCTTAGCCAGAGCCAGCTTTAGCAAATTTGGCTTAAAATTGAATAAAGGGCTAATCCGAATCTGATCCGTTCGGAAATGACAACTAGGGATAATGCGGGACCCGCACTTGCATTATCCCTTTTTGTTGCCCATAAAACAGAAAGGAGAAATCAAAATGCCAGATGACGAAAAAGCCACAGAGCAAGAACCAAAAGAGACAGAAGAAAAAGCTCCTGATGAAGAGGGAGAACTGGCCTTTGCCGAGGATATGAGCGAAGAGGAAGAGCCCTCTGAAAAGGGTAAGGAGAAAGCCGAATCCAAGTCCAAAGAGGATGAGGAAGAAAAGAAGAAACCTGAAAAAAAGGCCAAAAAGGAACCTAGGGAAGAAAGTGAAGAACAAAAGGCAGAGGAGAAAAAGAAGGAAAAGGAACTGACAGTCGAAGAAAAGATCAAGGAGCGCATCAAGAATTTAGAAGATGAAGAGGAGGAAATAGAGGAAAAATCACCTGAAGAGAAACCAGAGAAAAAGAAACCGGAGGAGGAGAAAGAAAAGAAACCTGAAGAGAAAGCGGAAGAGGGATCGAAACCGGCAAAGCTAAACAAAGAGCTCCTTGCAGAACGTTTAAGCCTGATCTCAAAAGATGATCTTCCAGGGGAAGTAATCATAGGCGATGAAACGGTAAATCTAAAACAATATGCTGAGGATTACCCCGATGACTTTGCGGCAATTCGAGTGTTATCGAGCTTGGTTGCCGAAAAAATGATTAACAAAACAGTGGAAGGAATTGAAATACCTGATACTGGAAAAGTTACCGAAAGAGTAGACAACCTGGAAGCGGGATTGGCTCAGTTATCTTTTGATAACGGTGTTATGCGAGCCAAAGATGATGAAGGCAATTTAAAACATTCCGATTATTATGATATTGTGTATGGTTCAGGTATGAAAGATTTCCACGCATGGATAAAAGAACAGTCGCCCAAGGTGCAAAAACTGGCAAGTTCTTTGAACCCGGAAGATGGCATTTTAGTTCTGGATTACTACAAAGAGAATATAGCCAGGAGAAAAACAACCGAGCATGACAAAAAGACCAAGGATAAGAAAAGGGAATACGATGACATTTATAAGTCCGAAAAGACTATGAGGAAGAATCAACCGGAATCCAGTATCGGGGGAAAATCACCAGACAAAGAAGCGGAAGAGGCTTTTGAAGAAGAAGATTAAATGAGCAAAAATTCACCCAGCCAAAAAGGAAGAAAAAGTCGTGGCAAAATATCTTCTGGACATTTAGTCACTTTAGGAAAAGGTGTTGATGATCAATTCTTCAAAGCGTTCAAAGGAACCCCTAATCACGGATTGAATAGAAAATTAGACCAAACTGGAAAAAATAAACTGTGGGGAAGCTCACTGTTTAAGTTACATGAATTTTCTTATAAACCTGTAGAAGAAAGGAGAAAATTAATTTTAGATTGCCAAAAAAATGGCGAATTTCGCTGTTTTTGGTGTGGCAGGGTCTTTTTTCGCGGTGTTCTGGGTCCTAACACCAACATACAGATCAAATGTCACAATTCTAAGTGTAGGCACATGAATGTAATTTCAAGCGTTTAACCTAGAACCTGCCTTTGCTGGAAGTCCCAGAGACTCTTTTTGAAAGGCGCAACAGAAAGGAGTTTTGTTATGGGATTACCTGCAAACACTACCACATATGAGGACATTTCCCCGAGAACCAGGGGAAAGGCTGTAAGGAAGCTGCTAGAACGCGGTCAGCATATTATGACCACGGAGCGTTTTGGCACTATTGATCCGCAGCCGAAACATTCAACCTTAACCCGCAAGTGGAGAAGGTATCATTCCCTTGCGAGAGCTACCGCACCATTGGCTGACGGTGTTCCGCCTACCGGCCAGAAACTCACGCATACCGACATTACGGCAACCCTGGAATTTTACGGCGATGTCGTAAAAATCACCAATACCATTCATGATACACACGAGGACCCTGTGTTGAATGAAGCCATGAAGATATGCGGTGAGCAAGCTGCGGAAACGGTAGAGGAATTGAGGATTAATTTCCTCCGAGCCGGAAGTAATGTATTTTATGCAAATGGTGTAAGTGCCAGAAGTTCAGTCAACAGTCCGGCGGTACGTGGCGATTTCCGCAAAATCTACAGATATTTCAAAAAATACAAAGCACGTGAGATAAGCGAAATCATTAAGGCTTCAGCTCTAATTTCAACCGAGCCGGTGGAATCTGCCTATTTCTGCATGGGCCATACCGACCTGGATGCAGATATAAGGGGAATTTCTGGTTTTCTGCCCAGTGCTCAGTATTCAGATTCTACTAAGCGGTTGCCTGGTGAAATTGGCAAGCTGGAGCAGTTCAGGGTTATTTTAACGGCTATGTTCGAGCCGTGGGAAACCTCGGGTGCTTCGGGAACCACCTATCTTTCCGGCGGAAGCGCACCTTCAAGTGCCGCTCAATGCGATGTCTATCCCTTAATTTTTGTCGCCAGGGATTCTTATGCCATCGTTCCGCTTCAGGGATATAACTCCGTGGATATCGGCGTGGTAAATCCTGGCAAGAAAACCAAGGACGATCCGCTTGGCCAGATCGGGTTTGTTTCCTGGGGAACCTATCAGACTGGGGCAATTTTGAACCAGAACTGGGTGGCACGCCTGGAGGTAGCTGCCAGTGCAAATCCATCATAATGTAGTTAAATCAATAACTTAGCTTATTAACTTTAACCCTTTTCAAAGAAAGGAGTAGACCGATGATAAAAGTAGCAGGAACAATGAATGGAACTGGGGCTGCGTTTTATCTGTGTCTAGGGTTCGTTCCCGATGAATTCCATCTTCAGGACTTTGAGACTAGCAACGACTACGAGCTTTACTGGAACCGCAATATGTGGCGGTCGGGTGAGTTCGTGGAAGGTATGCAAGTTCACACTGGAACGACCTACAGGCAGATTACGGCCCTTACCAAAGGTAATGGTATTTTACCGTATTACGGTGGAACCGTACTTTCTTCAAGCGATGTCGGCACCACAACCTATGGCGAAGGTGTGTATCTCAAACCGGATAACAGGGATTATCGTTTTACAGATGATGATTCCCCAACTGGTATAGGTGATGCCTCTGAAGAGACTATCGATACATGGACACTCGATACTGCAAGCGATTACACCGGCCATTTTAATGGCGGGCTAAGCGAAGACTATATCGGTGAAGGTTCCATCATTCAAATTGATGGTAAAAGATATACCATTGTCGCCCTCACTTCAGATGGCAGTGATAGTGATGATGTTACATTGAGTGATGACGCTCCATCTGGCGAAGTTCAGTTTATCAGTGGCATGTATTCCACACGTCCGATGGTAGCTGGTGAGATTACTAAGGATGGCATATATTGTGCCAATACAACGGTAAATACCAATGATGCCCTTATCGGCTTTGAAGCCGTGAAGTGGGATTGGTAATAACCTATGCATGAATGAGCTTCTGGAAAGCCCGATCTTTTAAAGAAGGAGAAATTCAAATGCCAGAGGAAACAAAAAGCCCGGAGCAGATTTTTTCAAATCAGGGAATACCCTTTACAAGCGAGCAGAGAGCACGGGCAGCTATCGAGCAGAAGGGACTCAGTTTAGATGATTACATGGTTCAATCTTATGAAAACGGCTATGTTATTGTTCCGAAACCACAGCGAGATGCCAAACCCGAGAAGTATTACCGAGTGGTATTCAGTCACAAGACGAGTCCGAACGATGAGGATGATGTTACACTCATCGTTAACGGCGAACCTAAAGTAATCCAGAGGGGAGTAGAAACCATTATCCCTGAACGATACAAGGAGTGTGCCGACCATGCCACATATCCGGTATTCAGACAAAGACCCAATGAGGCGAGAAAACAGGTCGGGAGCGTTATGGTATTTCCTTATAGTCTCATAGGGGAAGCGACCGAAGAGGAGTATCGGAAATTGCTCGCAGAAGGCAATAAGAAGACCAAAGAAGCGATAGAATCTGATAAAAAATTAATGTAGGGTGTGAAAGATGGCGGCACCAGCAGCGCCAACAGTAACAAGCCTATGTACAGAAGGAATAAAACAGGCTGGATACAAGAGTCCGAGTAGTTCACAACTCACGAGAGCGGCTGAATGGCTCGAGCAAATAAAAAACGATATTTGGATCCTCGGGAAACGGCTGAAACCATTAATGGCGGAGCATGATGAAGTCCTAACTCCAGGCCTATCAAGATATGATTTCCCCTCGGGATGTTCAAGCGTAGCAACGGCAAAAATACTGTACGGGGATGAAGAGGACGATGTGCAAGATTCCGGCTCTGCAACCGTTACCCTTGATTCAGAAGAAGATGAAGGAGAAGACGAACTCGAAGGCAAAGAGATTGTTATCTACTCCGGCACCGGCAAGGGATCGGTATCTCAGATATACAGTTATGATGAGGATACCTTTGTTGCCTCGGTATCTCCAGCCTGGGCCGATACTCCTAATGGAACCGCACCAGTTGCTAATGATACCTATTTTATAGTAGATAATTATATCCCTCTTGAAATCCAGCCAATTACTCATTTTGAGGAGATAGCCTCGCCTTTCGAGACGGGGGCACCAAACATCATGTATCCCGTAGGCGATGAGAACCAATACGGTCACTATCATCTTTTTCCAGTTCCCGACGAAGATCATTACTACGCTATTCATATAGTCTATTACCTCAATTTGCTTACCCTGGATTTAGCAAGTACCCGCATGACTTCGCTTTATTATAGGTGGCGGAATTTGTGGATTCAGGGAGTGAAGGCAAAGCAGCTTGACAGCGATGACGATGCAAGGGCCGCAGTAGAGATGCAACGGTATTTCAATATGGTGAAGGATATAGTCTCATTGGAAACCTATGGACGAACCGTGAATCAGCATTATACGGGAATAAAGGCTTAATAGGATGATATCTTGCAGTTACAAACAGGACAGCCGTAGAATACAGTTATACGATTTAAGTTATCGGCTGAAAAACCTGACCGATGCGGAAGTAGAGCAGCTTGAGGCCATAGGTGATACTACAATATCTTCTGCTCAGTGGGGATATTTAGGGGCAATGGATCAAGGAGTAGCGACTACTGATAATGTTACCCACGATAAACTAAGCCTATCGAATCAAAGCGGATGTTCGGTTACATTGAGTGCAGATCAGGCCGTTGCCACTGCCACTTACACGGTAATAATATTTGATACAGAAAATTATGACAAACAAAACGAATACGATACAACTAACGGGAAATTCACCGCTGCTACTAGTGGAAGATATCTTGTGTGCGCAACACTAAGGTATGAAACATTAGGTGATGGCGATTATGTGAGGGCGGCTGTTTATCTTAACAATGGCCTGTTTATATATAATCAATTAATAGCAGGTGGAGCATTAAGACTGAGTCCTACAATTTCTACAATAGTGAATATGGCTGCTAATGACTATATAACGATAAAGGCGTATCATAATTATGGTGCGAATAGAAACGTAGAAGCGGATGGTAGTTTGCTAACAATTATCAAACTATGCTAATGCAAAGTGAATATGATGAGTAAAGAATCTCTTGTTGATATTGATGCTGGTATCCTTTTTCAAATGATAGGGAAACGGGACTTGCATATAGAATCACTACAGGCCCAATTACTTGCATTACAGAAAGAGATAGAGAGATTAAACCAGGAATTGGCCGAATTGAAAGACAAAAAGAAAGGAAGCTGATTTGGGTTACAGAGGGAAAACATTCAGAATACCTTGCTCTGCCGGTGGATTTACACACAATAATAATATTGACATGGCGAAACCTACGGATATGGTGCATCCGTCAAGGAATATCAACCTGAATGAATTCGGCAGGCGCAAAAGGGGAGGTACTGCCCATATATCCGATGCCGCCTATGATGCTGCTATCTCCGGCGCCCCTCAGATAATGGGTGTCTATCAATTCAGACTAAGAAACGGCACTGCCTATCTGGTTGTAGCAACTGATGATGGTAAAGTATATCGAGCTCACGATACCACTATCAAGGCTTCAGGAATGTCCACGAGTAATTTCTATGATTTCGAGACTTTTGAAAATGAGCTCTACATTGTAGATGGTGAAAGCACACCGGAAAAATGGACTGGATCGGGGAACACAGCAACCTTAACCGATATTCCGAGCGATTGGAGCGGTGACGGCCCTCAGTGGATTGTGAAGCATGGCAGGGGAGTATCTGAAAGGCTCTGGGCAGGTGGACTCAGTAGCTATCCGCACAGGATATATATTTCAGTCAATGGTGACGGGGATGATTTCTCGGATGCTAATGTTACCACCATAGATATAGAGACAGGAGATGGCTTTGGCGTAATCGGAGCGGAGGAGTTCGGAGATAGACTTTTCGCCTTCGGTAAACGAAAAACTTATATTATAGATGATGCCTCTGTTGATACCTCTGAATGGGGCTATGATCCAGCTCAATGGGAAGGAGGCGCAGCTAATTTCAGGCTTCTTATTAAAACTCCCAATGATATTGTTGCCATGATGGAAGATGGAGAAATCTATTCTGTCAGAACGGCGCAATATTACGGTGATTATAAGGCTGCTTCCCTGACAAGAGGATCATTCATGCATAATTGGATCAAAGAGTATGTGCGTCTGGGCTATATTGATAAGTTTCATGGCATATACGATCCTGTTTTGCGGGCTATTAAGATATTCGTGGTTAGAAGCGGCCAAACAACAGTGGACACCGCTCTAGTATATTTTATAGATAGAAACCCTGGCGAGGCATGGATGATACATGACAATCAATCAGCCACTTCAGGTTATTCCGCCTCTTGTTCTGCTCTTGTGCGGGTGAGTTCGGGTGATTATCAAGTCTATACGGGCGGCTATGCGGGCCTTCTATGGGCTCTTGAACAGACAAATAGAAATGACAATGGAAGCGGATATTATGCCGGCTTTAAAACTCCAAATCTTGCTTTCGGTAATCCTCGAGTGGATAAGAAATATCGGGGAGGCAGAGTTATCATGCAGTCCAAAGGAAATTATAATCTAACCATCGACACCTGGATTGATGGAGAATCACAGACACAAAAAACCATATCAATGGCAGGTACAGGAGGAACACTGCCCTTTACTCTTGGAACTGATCTTCTAGGTGGAAATGAATTGATAGACGAACCCTATGACATAGGGAACAAAGGGAAAAGAATTCAGGCGGAATTTTATAATGCTAATGCCAATCAGGATTTTTTTATTTCACAAATACTTTATGATCATAGTATTTTAGGAGCAAGACCAGATTAAAAGGAGATAATTATGGGTGCAACATTTTCTCGTCTTAAGCAGTGGAGCACAGGGGAGACACTTACCGCCTCAGACTTGAATGCTGAATTTAACCAAATATATAACAACCTCGACCCCTCCGGCATTGACGATGAATCAGCCAATGATGCGGCGGCACAGGCGACTTCTGATCCATACCCTGGAAGTTCACTAAGTAAAGCTACTTCGTTACAGGGAGAGATTCAGCAGCTACGTTATCTCATAGCTCAGATTACTGGTGAGACCTACTGGTACATCGACCCTGATAATAATATTGCCACGCTTGCTGCAAATCTAATCGCTCCTAGTGGCACAATAATGCTTTTCGGGCAAAATAGCGCACCTACGGGCTGGACTCGGAAAACTGACTGGCAAGACAATGCCATGCTTTGCTATGCGGCCAGTGGGGATATAGGAAGTGGAGGTAGTGTTAATCCACAAAGTACGCATACTCATGGACCTGGTAGTCTTAAATTTAAGACAGGAGAACAGGCTGGATCACATCCACGAACACTTAAGATGTATGACACTGACGGGACTGCTAGGGATGTAGTAGGCAACCAATACGCAGCCGGTAGCGCAGGCGAATATGAAGCTCGATGTTTGCCTTCGGATTCTTATACTTACTATACAAAGGATGGAAGCGGAGTGACTGGCGCAAACTCTGCTCCTTATTTCCAAGAGGTTATCGCAGCTCAAAAAGACTGATTATTAGAATAATGGAATATTATGAACATACTTGCAGATGTGGGTGCGGAGGAAAAATCGAAAAAAAACCTTGGCATAAATATCAGGGAATTCCTGATTATATTCCCTATCATCAACATAGATGCAGAAATGAAGAAACAAGAATAAAAATGAGTGAAGCGAAAAAAGGTCAAATTCCCTGGAATAAAGGAACCAAGGGGCTACAAACAGCTTGGAATAAAGGTAAAAAATTTCCTGAATTCTCTGGCAAAAATAGTTCCCGTTATAAACACGGTAAATCAAAAACTAGAGAATATAACAACCAAATTAAACAAAAACAACAAAATGAAGATGATCCGAGATTTGTTTATTCTAGGCTTAAATCCCATCTGAAGCGCAAAGGTGCGCTTATGGATTGGGAAAAAAATGATTTTATTGATTGGTATAACTTACAAGAAAAAATATGTCATTATTGTGGGATAAAAATTAAAAAGTATTCAGGCAAATCGGGACCCCAAAGAGATACTATATCTATAGATAGGAAAAACCCAAAAGGACCATATTCAAAATCAAATTGCATATTATGTTGTATGAAATGCAATATTGTTAAAAACAATATTATTACTTATGAGCAAATGTGTAATATTGTGGGACCGCTGATTAAAAAAAATAGAGAAGAAAAGTCATGAATCCACCATGTATAAGAAATTTAGAGCGATTCAAAAAAAGCGGGTGTCCACAGAAACCTTGGGATGGTCAAGAGGGCTGTCCAGCATGGATTGAGATTCTCATTACTCCAAAAAATGAACCAATGAAGCCAAAAGATAAAATTGGAAAATGTATTGATCATTGGAATATTGAACTTCAATTAACGGCTTTAGGGTTGATGGAAGGCAACCAACAAGCCACAGAATCATTCAGAAACGGCATGATTGAAATAGATAAGGATGGCAATGCATATCCGAAAGCAGACCTAGGCACAATGGCACTGATAAAACTTCTACATGAATCACAAAAAAGGCAGCAAATCATTACTGAGTATGAAGCTAAGAGGGCAATTCCCAAATAGAGTAAAGATTAAATTCAAGAATAAGTTCATAATATGGAAAGACTTCAAAAAATTCATCGTATTTATAAATCTGCTTAGATGGTTGCCATGATGGATTTACAATATATTCAATATTATCAAGACGCACGATGCAACCCATGTGATAGATATTTGAATCTATTCTTTGCAGGATTATTAATTTATTACATGAATCAGGCAAACGGTTTTCCCTTATCATGGACCATAAAAGAATAGCCATGCCATCGCAGTCATCGAATTTTGAATATTTAATTTCACAAGATGTAGGCCAATAATCTATAGGTTCGCTGATGTAGAATACATTGCTATTTATCCAAATAAGGGAATATTGCAACCATAGAAAATGCCAATCAGATGATTGATCTGAATGATAAATTATATTGGGATTTTTTTGACAAGAAATTTCCCTATCTTGCCAATCACAGATTTTATTGTAGAAATCGGAATCATCGGGTGGATAAGCACAGGCAGGGAAAAGAAGAAATATTATCAACAATAGCTTTCTCATAACTAATATTATAGCAAATAATAAACAATAAGTCAATGCCAGAATCTATTGAAACCATAATCGCTCGGATGGATGAACGCCTGAAGGCCAATAATGATATGACCTTGGAATTGCTCAAAATAGTAAAGGGCGATAACAGCCAGGGTTTAATTACACGGATGGCAATAGTTGAACAGCAACAAGGAAACTGTCCGAAAGTACAACAGGCTGCCATATCCATCAAATGGCTTACATGGGGATTCAGGGTGATTGCGGCTGCTATTATAGGTGGATTCTTTTGGCTTATTAGGAGCCAATAAATGGTTATTCGTCCATACAAATCAGAGGATTATGAAAAGGTAATTGACCTGCTGATTAAGTGTAACGTAGAACCTCCGCAAGAGCAATCGGATTTGAAGGGCATATGTTTTGTGGCAGAAGATAACAACCAGATTGTGGGCCATATATGGGCTTTAACAGGGCTATCTTCTCAAGCCTATGTGGATTACTTTTCAATACATCCTGATTATCGGAAAACCAAAATCGGTTGGAAGCTCTGGATCATCATGGATAAGACATTGAAATATATGGGAATAAAGCGATATTACTTTTTTATTGAACATGATAATAGCGGTTTTATTAATTTGGTGGAAAAACACAGAGAGCTAAGAATTACAAAACTAAGAAAGCTCCAATGGTACAAAAAGGAAATTGGAGATTAATTATGAAGATTTATAAAGCAATTAGCATCGACATAAACGGCAATGTGATCAGTGAGGACTCCTACGAATATCATGGGATTATTGCAGAATGTAAAGGTGGCAGCAGTCCCCCTCCACCCACGGAAGCAGAAGAGGCACTAACTGAAGCGCAAACAGAGCTTATAAATCAGCAAATTAGTCAGCTCGAGCATCAGAATGAACTTATTGATGAAATGTGGCCCAATATAGAGCAGTATATCCAAGGGCAGCTGGATTACCAGCAGCTTATGTTAGAATCGCAACAACACCTCCTTCCTCTTCAAACAGCACTTGCAGAACAGGGAATAGAACTGAATAGCCTTCAAATGGAGGCCATACAAGATCAATTAGAAACCAGCGAGGCAATTCGGCCAGCCTTACTGGAGGCGATGGGCTATGAACTGGATGAAGGAACAGGTCAATACGTTGCAATAGAAGGCGAGCAAGATCCTCTTCTTGCACAGCTTGAAGAGAGATATACGGCTGCATTAAGAGGAGAAACGGAAATTTCTCCATATCTGGAAAAGCAACTGCAAGATGAAAGGGCAAAATTGGAAGAAGATTTGTCAAGGAGGCTAGGCCCGAATTGGCAAACAACTACCCCTGGAAGACAAGCACTTTCGGATTTTCAGACTCGGGCCGATTTGCTGAGAGAGGAGGCCCGGCAATCAACTATCTCTTCGGCAGGAAGCCAATATTTAGCCACCCGTGGACTTTTAGCTGGAGAAAGACAACAAACAATAAGCAACCTCGCCAGCCTTATGGGTGGAGGAACCTCAGTACCTACCAGTATTCCAACAGGCATAGGCGGTGGAGGAGGTGATCTATCTGGCTTGCTAAGTGGTATGAGTGGTGGTGGCGCCGGAAATGTTTCACAGAATATCGCAAATCTGAGAGATTATTATCAAGGACAGCGCTATGATCCTTGGCTTATGCAACAAGGACAGCAAGCAGGTCAAATGCAAGCCATGTTTGGCGGACTTATGGGCGGAGCGCAAGTAGGTGCTAATTTTGGGGTTCCAGGTGCAGCAATAGGCGGAGGCGCAGGATTATTAGCAGGATACTTATTAAGTTAAAAGGAGATTATGATGCCAGATTTATATAATATAGCAGCACAAAGAGGCAGGATAGTAGGCCAGGGGCTTATGGGTTTAGGACAAGCTGTAAGTACAGGTCTAGGAAAATATAAACAAGCAAAATTAGAAGCCGAGGAAAGAGAAGAGAGAAAGAAGGAACAGCAACTTACGAAAACTCTTTCTTTGATAAATATCTACACCAAAATGGGTGATGATCTCACTCCACAAGATCGCATGAAGTTATATACTGGCGCACTTATTCCCATGCTTGCGAAAGCTGGAGGACTACCCGAAGGCACAAAACAAGAAGATGTATCTAAGTTCATTAGCTCTCTTGCAGCACAAAGCAAGGATGCCATGAAAGGATTTAGAGAAGATAATAACAAACTGCTTAATTTAGTGCATGAGGGCAAATACAAAGAGGCCGATAAGTTTTTGTCTGGTATGATGACTGAATATGGCAGATTTCCTGGAGCAAAATCTTTCCTAAATCATGCTAAGGAACTGCTCAAAGAGGAGAAAGCATACGGCAAAGAGCAACAGAAAATAAAAGAAGAGCGTGAATATGAAGAAGAGCAGTTAGGAAGAGAACGTCTCTATGAGGAAAAAAAGACAAAGGAAGAACGGAAATGGGAAGAGGAGAGAGAAAAGGCAAGATGGAAGCGAGAAGAGGAGAAGGAGAAGGAAAAGCGGGCTAGAGAGATAGCAAAGGAACAGCAGAAGCGGACTAGAGAAATGACAGACAAAATAGCAGGATGGATTGCAGATAAAAAAGTGAGAGAGGTGCCGAAACGTGGATTAATGGCAGGTTTGTCAGATACGGAGAAAGAGACGATTTTTTCATACGGGCACAAAAAACTCTATATACCTGATGACTCTGAACTCAGCAAGCCGGAAATGAAGGAATCCACCGCTATCGAAAAAATGGAAGCCATTAAAAAAGGTATTGATCGCTATGAAACCACAGGTGGCCTTAGCGATACGCTTCTTGCTGCGATTAGTGCTGCTGATCCAACTATTGCAGAAGATATCAAAGGGAAGCCCCACGATGAAGCTATAGAATTTATGAAGAAACGATACAATTATCTCTTTGATAATTTCGTGTCGCAGAAAAATAAGGATAAATATGGGCTTGAAAGATTTGAGGAAAAGAAGGCAGTAGATTGGAGAAACTTTAAGTAATGGAACCTTTTGATACATGGCAGCAAGACCCGGAATTTATCGAACTCCCTTTGTCGGAGAAGGCCAAGGTTTATCTAAATTATTTCGATCAAGAAATGACCGATGATGAGTTTGATAGCCTGCCTTCTTCTGAACAACGTAGAATCAAAACGAATTTCCTTCATGATCAAGGTGTAGATTTGGGTGGTGTCCCTGTCAAAGAGAAAGGCTTTATTGAAAAGCATATCGTTGAACCTTACATTGAGCCATTCCGAAGGAAACCTGCTGAGACGCAAATGCAGGGCTTAATGCCTAAAGAGGAACCTGAAGAGACAAAACTTATCGCCCCTGAAAAACCTTACCAGATTCTCAAGGATAAGGTATTGACTGATGTAAAGGAATCTTTGGAATCGCCTGAAAAAGAAGTATCACCTTTCAAAAAACCTGATACATGGGGAGGCAAACGGAAACCTCATGGAGTTACGGGAACATGGGAAGCTGAACCAGAAAAAGCCGAATTTACAATAGGTAGATTAGGCCAACAGGCAATGCGTGGGGCAGCACAAGGTTTTGCGGATATACTGAGATTTATTAAAGCTGCTGAAGAACAAAGGGACATTGAAAAAGAAATGAAATTGCCAAAGGGTATTATGCCCACTCCACAAGAGCGATTTCATATGACAGAGTGGATACGGAAACAAGAAAAGGAACCCACAGCTAAACAAATCAAAGCTGAGCGAGTCAGATATAGAAAAGAAATGCAGCAACTCAGGATCGGAAAACTTAAAAAAGGAATTGAGGCATTCCCAAAAGAACTGCCAAAAACCTCCGGTATTATTGAAGATGCGGTCAAAGGAATGGCAAGATTTTTGCCTTCTATGGGAGTTTCAGTTGTTAGTCCCATAGGTGGTGCCGCTATAACGTTCTCTCAGATTGTCGGCATGGAATATGATGAGATGATAAGCCAAGGAATAGATAAAGAAAGAGCCTTTGATGCTGCTGTAGTTTCTTCTTTGATGCAGACGCCTGTTGAAATGGCTGGTAACTTATTACAAATTGGGGTTTTGAAAAACTTAGCAAAAACCTTTAAGGTTTCTGGAAAAATATCTACAAAGGTTATTCAATTCTTTGAGGCTATGGGCAAAGGTACATTAGCCGAAGGTACAGAAGAACTTATACAACAATATCCAGCCGAATTTTCTAAAATATGGGCTGCCAATCCAGATCTTACTCCAAAAGAATTATCTGAAGAATTTGTTAATCAGGTTTCTCAGATTACCAAAAGAGGCGTAGAAGCAGCGAAGGCTGGGGCAGTTGGAGGAGCTTTGCTTGCTGGCACCACTGGTGGAGCTATTCAAATTCCTTTAGAAATCAGTGAATATGTTTCTGAGAAACAGAAAAAATTGACTGAGAAAAAAGAAGCCGAACCCAAATTCCCCGAAGAGGAAGGCCCACCAGAATTTGTATTTCCAGAGGAAAAAGAGACCCCCAGGGTTATCAAGCGAGAGGAACTGAAGCCTGAAGATATTGAGGATATTCAGGCAGGCAAGGCGGTACTTGAAGAAGCTCCTAAAAAACCTGAAGTTACTCCACCAAAGAAAGAAGTTGAGAAACCGGCAGAAAAAGAAGAAGGGATTGAGATACCAGAGACACCTAAAAAACCCCCCTCAGAAGCCGAAATCAAGCCCACAGTGGAAGAAAAGGAAGAGGTGGAGGGTAAGGTTAGGCCTAAAGTTGATAGACCTCCACAGCCTAAAGCAATAAAGGGAAGTGAAATCATAGATCAATATTATGATTCAAAAAACAATATAGTTTATACTCTGCAAAAAAAGGGCGAGAAGTGGGGAATATTCTCTCATTCCAGAGTTACGAATAAAGCCTACAAAACATATGGAAATCAAATTGATTCTATTGAACGAACTGGAATGACTGAAGCAGTAGCTAAAGATAAATGGAAACAGTATAAACCCACCCCAAAGGCGAAAGAGCCGTGGGCCAAGAAAGCATTAAAAAAAAGACCCTTAGCACAACAAATAAAGGCTAAGGGAAGCGAACAAAATTACCTCGTACCCTGGATAGCAAGATCAGGAGGAATCAAAGAAACAGAACTTGCAGGAGAAATCAGGGATATCATTTACACCGTTGATGCTAGAGGTAAAAAGAAATTAATGAAAGGTGTCACACCTGGATTTCTTAACAAGAAGGGCCGTGGCTTAGACGAAATAGTAAGGGATGCACGAGAAGCTGGCTTTGATGTCAAGGATACCGATCATCTCCTTGAATTGATTGAAAGAGACCTTGGCGCTAAGACACCTCAAGAACGTATTACTCGCTTGACAGATACATCATTTGAAGATAAGCTATGGGAAGATGCAATAAAGGAGGCTGAAGCCAATGGAATCAGCGAGAGAGAGATTAAAGAATCACTTGAAAGAGAAGTTACGGAAGAGATTGCGCGAGAGGCTGAATTTGCCAAAGCCGAAAGGGAAGCAATCCAAGCCGAAAGTAATTCCTTCTTCAAAGAAGAAGTAAGTTTTAAGCCTGAAGAGTTTGAACCTGCCAAGAAGCCTACCCCTATACCAGACATAAAACACTCCAAGCTCATGCCCTACACCAAACGGGGTGATCTCGCCAATCAAATATTGATGGACAAGAATGGCGTCGTCTATGAGGGCAGAGGCGAGGAACATATTGAGATTCTGAAGCATTTCAAGCTCAAGCCCGATGATATACAGAAAGCTGGCATGATAAACATGCATGGAAATTATGTGTGGAAAGGCGTTGAAGGTAGAATAGAAGACTACAGGCGCTTATGGAAGGATGCTCTGGCAATGAGGGAGAGGGGAGAGCCAGAGGTATTAAAGGAATATCCCAAACCCTCCAAAGAAAAGAAGATAAGAGACTTTGAGAAAGAAACCACTACCCCTAGCGCCATGGCTATAGCGGAATCTGGTCGTAGAAAAAGAGAGGAGGCTATCCCTCTCAGAAATATTCAAGTACCTGAAGGGACTGAAAGAAATAATATCCTTGAAACAATATCTCACCGTCTTGAATTACCTATCAGGGTAGGAAGATTCAGAACCAAGAGGGGTAAGGTAAAAATTGGTGGAATCTATAAACCACAAGCAAAGGTTGTTCGTATTAAAAAAGCCAATGATGTTGAATATGCTCTGCATGAAGTAGGACACCATATACAAAAACTTTTGGGCTTTCCTGACAAGATGCCGGAAGAGGTAATGAACCTTGCCTATAAAGGTGCTAAGAATAAATCACAAGAAGGTTTTGCAGAGTTTGTTAGGTTTTATGTAACTGACCAAGGGAAAGCACAAAAAGAGGCCCCGAATTTCTATCGGGTCTTTGAGAAAAGATTGGCTAGATATACCGATGTTCAAGATACTCTTGTCCAGGCACGGCAGGCATGGGAGGAATGGATAGCATCTCCCTCTGTGGCTAAGTTAAGTTCTTTTATTGTTGAGGGGAATGACCGGAAACAACTGCCCACCATGAATGAATTATACACCTGGATAGTGGATGAAATAAGAGCTTTACAGGTATTAAAAAATAAAGTTGAGAAACGAACCGGAGTAGCTCTTAGGGCTTCTGAAGACCCATATCTTTTAGCAACTCTTACAAGAGGATGGCCGAGAAAAGCAGATCAATATTTAATATGGCAACCCTTTCAGCTTAAGGAAGATAAAGGAGTCGTGTTTCAAGGTGAATCCCTCTATGATATTATTGCACGCATTGAAAGAGAAGGCAAAAGACGAATGCTGAGTATCTATTTGGTAGCCAAAAGAGCCATAAACGATCCCAGGATTTTAAAGGGATTCGAGGGAATATTCTCAAAAAAAGATTTTGAGCAAGCGGTAAAGGAGCTTGAACCGGAGTTCAAAGAGACTGCGGAAAAACTTTATGAGTATTCTGATAATCTTCTTGAGTTTTTTGTAGACTCCGGGCGCATAAGCCGAGAATTGGCTGACAAAATAAAAGAAAAGAATCTGTTTTATGCACCGCTCTATCGTCTGATGGATGGGGAAGCCTCTCTTAAAAGTTTAAGCAGAACAAAATATGCTAATCTTTTTAATCCTATCAAAAGATTGAAGAGTTCGTCAAGGTATATCCACGATCCTATTGAGAATCTTATGTATAACACCTATGCTATGATCAACATAGCTGAAAGAAACAGAGTAGGAGAAGCCCTTATAAAAATATCTAAAATGGAGGGAATGGGCGATGTTATAGAGCAACTTCCATTTCCTTTAAAACCTATTAAAATAAAAAGCGAAGAAGCCCTGAGGGCTATTGCCAAAGATCAGGGGCTTGATCTTAATACATTCATTGCGGAATTTGGACTTGATAAAATTGACTTGGATCAGGTGCTTTTAACATTCAGACCGAATTATAATCCTCAAAAGGGAGAAGTTATCTTTTATGAACAGGGAGAACCAAAGTTATTTATTCTTGATAAAGACCTTTATGCTGCGGTTCTATCTCTTAATAAGGAATCATTAAATACCTTAACACAAATAGCGTCTGTGCCAGCCAAATGGTTGCGGGCTGGGGCAACAAGATTTAGTCCTGAGTTTGCCATAAGAAACCCCGCAAGAGATCAACTAACAGCGTTTCTATATACAAAATATGGTCTTATGCCTGGTTATGATTTTCTGAAAGGTGCTTTTCATATTACAGCAACAAGTAAAGACTGGCAGGAATTTAATGCAAGTGGAGCTGCACATGCAACAATGGTGTCTGTCGACAGAAATTATATGGGGAAAAACTTAAAACAACTTATGAGGAAAGGGGTAAAGAACATTCCCCATATGGTTAAACATCCACTAGAGGCTATTCAAATAGTATCAGAGCTTTTCGAGGAAGGCACTCGAATGGGGGAATTTCTCAAAGGAAAGAAAGCGGAAGCCAAAAAGGTAAAGAAAGGCGAACAGACAGAGTTAGATGCTTTGCTTCAACGTGCTTATGCTGCAAGAGATATAACTTTAGATTTCCAACGCATAGGGCTCAAAACAAGGGCTATGAATTCTATTACCGCCTTTTTCAATGCCCAGATTCAGGGTGTTGACAAGATGATCAGAGAATTCAAGAATCATCCTACCAGAACGATAATAAAAATGTGGTTCGGTATAACACTTCCCTCTCTTCTGCTTTATTGGGCCCAGAAGGATGATCCTATTTATCAAGAAATACCTGAATGGAGAAGAATAGCCTTCTGGAATATCGTAACTTATCCCGATGGAAGGCCTGAAAAGATCACGACAAAAGACTATCAAGGAAAATTTAAAGGAAAAAAGGGTTTCAGGTGGGAAATGAATATTGGAAATAAAAGGGTGCATATATGGTCTATTCCAAAGCCATTTGAGCCTGGTATTCTGTTCGGAAGTGTGCCTGAATTGGCACTGGATTGGCATTACTCCAAAGACCCAGAAGGGTTCAAGGAAACACTAAAGGCATTGGTCGAATCAACCACGCCAAGTTTTCTACCTACTATCTTGACGGGACCCGTGGAATGGTTTGCAAATAGAATGCTTTTCTTTGACAGACCCATAGTTCCTAGGGGCAAAGAAGAGCTTGTACCTGAATTGCAGTATACTGGCTATACTTCAGAAACCATCAAGCTCTTGGCAGAAGAAATGGCAAAGGTGCCTGGATTGAGAGAATTTGCATCCCCAGCCAAGATTGAAAATTTGATTAGGGCATATACTGGAGGAGCTGGAAGAATTGTCCTTGAAGGAATAGACGAAATGATTGAGAGGTTAGGTATAATTGATGTTCCTCCTGAACCTTCAATGACTATTTCGGACATACCTGGTATCCGTGCATTCTCGGGTAGATTTCCCACTGCCAATACACGAAGTATAGAAAACTTCTACAAGCGATACACTAAACTCAAGAGGAAATGGGAAAGCACTAAGGAAAGGGCTGGCTTGAGAGGTTATGGCATAGAAGTATCAAAACCGCAAAGACTTATTGAAGATGAGGCAATAGCAAAAGCCCTTAGCGTAAAACGAAAAGTGATCAAACAAATATACAAAAATGAGCACTTGAATCCAGAAGAAAAGCGCAAACTTCTGAATGACAACTATTGGGATATGATTAATCTGGCAAGATTCGCATTAGGTAAGTCCCTTATTGCCAGATCATCAAATAAAACAATGCAAAAAGCCGTGAATGAATAATTTAGAAAGGAGTAAACAATGAAAAAAATACTCGCCATTTTATGCTTTACAGTTCTTTTCTTGCTTCCCATGACTGGTTTCGGAGCGGGAAGCTCTATGACCGTGACAAATGATACGGGGCCTATAAAGAACAAGCAAACAGGAGATGTAATCAGGGTAATTACCATTACTTTCGTAGCCGATGACACTGACGGCTCAATCCCTGATTTGACTTTAAATGATACTACAAGCGGGATAAACAGATATTATCCATTAAAAGGCTGGAGTATTTTTCAGGTCATAATTGATGGTGATCATGCTGGTACTCACGATGGAAGTAATAATGCCTCCGTGCTTTCGGACACCGATGCGGGGTTCGATGCAGATCAATGGGTAGGCTACACAATTACAAACAGCACAGACAGCTCAAGCGGAACCATTACTGCCAATACTGCATCCACGGTGACAGCTACACTTTCCGGCGGCACGGACGATGATTGGGATAATGGTGATTCCTACACCATAGCGACAGAACCTACGGAAAACAGCGACCTTTATATATATCAAAACGGCCGTGATGTTTTAGAAGGCAATGGAGTTGATCAAGTAGATAATACTACCGAAAGAACTGCCTATTGTATGGTTGATGGAGCAGTAGCGACACCGCCTATAATTTCTGATTTGGTGATTACAGTTACTCAGGCATCTACAGCAACAAATGACGCAGTAGGAACTATCAAACTTATTTTATACTGATGAAAAAATATCTTTATATATTATTAGCAATATTCTTTTTAAGTAGTTCTGTCTCTGCGGGGCCTACAATTACTTCTCCATATAATCCTGGTCAAAGTGAAAGTGGAGCAGGTATTATCGGCAGGGCAGTTACCGCTACTCTCTTTGTATCTCCTAATGGTAGCGGGACGGATGGTTTAACCTGGGCTACAGCATATACTACGATACAGGATGCTTTAGACGCCGCCTCCACCGATGCTGATGATTGCACCCTTATAATGATAAGCCCCCATACAAACAATTATGATATTGATACCGCAGGCGATCCTACATGGGCAGGCAATTATATCCTTGCTGGAGCTTCAAGGAATTGGGCCAAGATAAAAAATACTCATGCCTCCGCTACCTCTATCATGAAATTTACAGGTAAAGTGATGTTGAGCAAACTGAATTTTAATTTAGGCACAGGTAGCGGAAATGGCGTTATAATAACTCACGGTGGTTTTCGGGTTTATGACTGCATGTTTGTAGGGGAAGATTTGGGAGGTGCAGCAACAGCATTACATATAGATGGTGCAACGGCTAAACATGGAAGGATTTATGACTCTGATTTTGTTGGTCACAAAAGCTACATGACAGGAATATTGTTGGATAATGCTTCACGGAATGATTTGATAAATTTGCATATGCATGACTGTTTAACGGGTATCCAAATTATCCATGCAAATAGCGATGAGAATTATTTTGATACGATAGATATTGGTGATTGCACATTAGGGTTAGATCTTGATGCTGGTAATGGACAGCACTTTTCAAATGTGAGGTTTCACGGAAATACAAGCAATATTGATGATACAGTGGGAGATCATCATTGGGATGGGATAATAGGATCATTCCCTATCAAAACTGCCCCGGATAATTTCACGGGGATTGACGTAGCTACCGGAGATGGCGCTGATACTTGGTCAGGTTCATGGGTAGAATTAAGATCAGCAGGTAGCGCAACTAAACCTTTCAGAATTACAGGCATCCATGTTGAAGCAGATGCAAGTGAAAAATTTAGAATAAAACTCTATGATGGCACAACTACGTTTATGGATATCCAAGTAGAAGGCGAGGCCAATGTTAATAAGCGAAAGGTTGCGAACTTTCCATCAGGAACAGAATTTATTTTCAACAAAGGTACGGCAATATCAGCTAAATCAAAGTCGGAGTCAGCAGGTATTGATACAGCCACCGTCTGGCTGGAAATACAAGAAATTTAAAGAGGTATACCATATTAACTATGGATTATATCATAGCGTTCACCAATTTAAGCGAAACTCGTACAGCCACAATATCTACTGAAGGTATACAAAGCGGAACAAACGGGTAAGTTTATTAAATTCTAGACGAAAGGAGATATAGGACTTATGACAACCCAAAAAACTATCCTGGATATAAAGAAAGTCTTTTATTTAGTCATTATTCTATCGCTTTGTTTATTAGTGCAAAGAGCAGCGATAGCTGAACCTACTTTAGGTGCTTCATTTACAAAATATCAGGGGAAATATTTTTATTATCCCGATCCCTCAATAGCCGATCAAGGCGCCGCCGTAGGAGCTTCATCGGTTAAAGATTTCGTTGATGAGATAGGCTCCAAGGAAGCTACAATCGTGTTCAGCCGAAAAGATTCTGGAAATACTACTACGTATACCTTCTCCACCAGTGAAACAATACCCTCTAATATTGCGGTTGAAGTAGAAAATGGAGCTATACTATCAGATAATGGAGGAACTGCCTCTTTAACTATTAATGGAAATTTTAAGGCTGGCCTATATAAAGTATTTGATTGGACTGGTAGCGGAAGTGTGAGTTTTGGCAGTGGGGCTGTAAGTGAGGTTTATCCTGAGTGGTGGGGAGTTGATGGGACGGCTGACGAAGTACAAATTAGTATGGCTATTTCTGCCTGCCCCAACACAGCAAAAGTAATGTTAACTCAAAACTACACAACTACAGCCGCAATCACTATATCAAGTGCAATAGAATTAGATTTCATCGGGGAGGCCAGCATTAAAGCGAATCATACAGGCAATGCAATAACAATTGGGACTAACCCTGATTATGAAGGAACTAGCGTGAGTGATGCGGCTGTTAATCAGATAAAATTTAGTGGTGCATCCTTCACGGTAGATGAACATATTGGGAAATGGGTTTATCTATATGACACATCATATCCACAATATAGAAAAATCGTAGATAATACTAGTGATACAGTGGTCTTGGATTATGATCTTGATGCTGCCCCTACTGGCCAAGAAGCAAAAATTTATCCAGTAATTGATAAGGTTGTATTGAAAAACCCCACAATTGATGGACTTGCAAAAGCGCACAATGGCATAGAAATTATTTTTGCTGATAGAGTTATCATTAAAAACATTGATATAGATAATTGTACTCACAATAATTTAGAGTTTCTACATTGTAATAATGTCAATGTTGACGGAGGAAAAACACTCAATTCGGATGAAATAGGTATATTTTGTTATAATTCTGAAAATGTAAATATTAAATCTGTCTATGCAGAAGGAAATGATCATTCTTACTCGCTGCAAATGAAAGATTGTCGAAATGGTCGTTTTGATAAATGCACCGTAAAAGGAATAGCGGGGATAGGAAATACTGGCATCAATCTAAAGTCTTCAGGAAGAAATGTTTGTTTTAATGTGGGAATTGAGAATTGTACTATTTTTGACATGCCCAATATAGCAATATCTATACAAGCTTTTGACAGTGAAGGTTCATCCTTTGATATGGAGAGCGTTTCTCTTGTTGGAAACACTATGAAAAACTGTGGTCTAAAAATTCAGGAAAGTGCAACTAGACATATACAAAGTATATCCTCTAGTGGAAATGCTATTTATGGGGCTGGAATTAATATTGATACTGTAAACGGATTATCTTTAACTGGAGTTACCGTTGTCAAATGTAGCCGAGCTATGACGGTTTCGGACGCTATCGGCTTCAGATTTCATAATAATACCATTATTAATCCTATGTATAATGTTGCTGCCAATACGGTTATAAGGATAGAGGATGCAGAAGATTGTGTGTTTGACAATAATTTGATACTTGTCAACGATGCTTTATGCACTGGTAATGTTATATGGGAGGAAAAGTCTGGCTATACTCAGAAAAGAAATCTTTTTATTAATAATGTATATATAGACAGTATAAATACTGCTACGGAATACTCGCTTAGAGGAACAGGAACTTCTAGGGTAGTAACTCCAAAGTCTCAAATTGGTGGCCATGGAAGAACAAAAGTATATGGTGTCTGGGGTGAACTTGTTGGGTCAGCTTCGATTGAAGGAGACACTAGCACCACAATTCCGCTAAGCATCCCATCAGGTGCTAAACTACTTGGCGTATCTTTAAGGGTTGATGAGGCTCTTGCAGCCGGAGAAACTTGGGATGCTGCCTATAGTGGGGGATTAACACAAACAATAGCTACCAATGTTGCTGTAGACAAAAACACTAAAGTGAACACTTCATACGATGCTAATGCAAATTCCGATGTTGCTTCTTCTGTTACGAATATAAATATCACTAGGAATGGGGGCGGCAGCTTTACTGCACAGGGAAAGATAACGGCAAAAGTTCACTTCTATTTTCCAATTGGTTTGGCGGATTTATAAATTAGCTAATTTAGAGCTATCCTCCAATTAAATTATGTGCCGTATAGAAAACTGAAATTAAAAATAAGAACAACCTACACCAAACAGAATATAACCCGTGCATATTTTACATTAGGAGCCACCATGAACCTAATACCAATCGTCATATTAGGATTGCTTTTATCAATTGGTCCTGTCTTTGCAGGTAGCCTTGATTTAGGCTTATCCAGTAAATCAGGAGTTACTGACTCTCAGTCAGTGTATCTTGGGCTTGACACCAAGATTAAGGAAATCAGTTTAATAGGGAAGCTAAACTATGGCGAGCAGAATGATATAGAAGTTGAAAATAAGGCTTTCTTGCGCTTAGGATATGACCCGAAACTTACTGATAAATGGTCTCTTTGGTTCTATGATCAGATTGGATATAACAGGATAAGGAACATAGACTTTGAGAATTTTATTGGCGGTGGCCCTAAATATAGTTTTTATAAGGACTTTTCTATCTCCGCTGGACTTTTACAGCATCATAAAAAATTTGAGAATGATACTCTTGATATAAATAGGCTTTCCTTTAGGTTAAAGGGGGAGATAGACTCATTTAAAGCAGTAATATTTTACCAGCCGAATCTTGAGGATTTTGACGACTATATTTTTGCTGGAGAGGCTTCTTTTAGGCAAGACATTACATCAAAGTTGTCACTGAAATTAACATTAACTGATCAATATAGGTCAATGTCAATAGGTGAAAAGAATGATCTATCGTTGGTGTTGGCGTTAGGGATTGAGTTATAAGTAATAGAATTTTACCACGAATATTCCCGTGTGATACCAGTTGAATATGTTATCTTGCAGAACTCTTTTTTCTTCTTGTGCATTGCACGATGTCTTGCAATTCCAAGGACATGGAAAGACTTTTTGCATGTATGGCAATAACAATTTTCCCCACTAGTGATATTATTGTCTATAAATGATAAATTTTTCTGGGCCTTTGGCTTCATATCTTTGTCTTTTTAACTATTTTTTGGGGTAACCACTCCCCTTCACTTGAAAAAATCCTGATCTTGCCTGTTTTGGTTATATAGATTTGAATCATATTATATCCAGAATACTTAGATGATTCTATGCCTAAAGTAACCCATCCTTTTCTCTCATCTGAGAACAAGCGAGTCACTTTCGCATCGCCATATTCAAAGCCGTACTCTGTTTCTTTGTAGTGCATTCTATTTCCTTTAAGTAAAACATCATGCCGCTTCTTTAGACGTGAATAAAAAATAAATTGACAACAAAATAAAGTAAATTGCTTGATTTGTTGAACCAATGATGTAAATTATCAAAGATGATAATGCCGATATTAATGAACACCAGGCTAAAAATGCTTTCATGTTTTACTCCTCCAATTTATGAGATAATATTTTTTTCTTATAAATCGTTAGCGGCACTTCCTTTGCTGCCATATCAAGTGCCAAGTTCCAAGCTTTACTAGCCTTATTTGCTTTAACCACTATCAAGGCATACTTTGCTGCTTTATCTTCATAAGCATGACATGCCTCACCGATCAAAGCCCAGGCTTCGTCTAGCGTCATATCTTTCTGTGGTATAAGTTCTTCAATGTTCATTATATTATCCCTTATCTGTTAGAACAATAAGTTAAGCAAACTCTCGCTCGAGTCTTCCCCTTTTAAATAAGCTGAGTTTGGCTCAAGTTCTGATACAATATATTCTTTATTTGCTTCAACATGTATTTGGTGTATATCTTCTGCACAACCACCGGTATAAATTATGAGGCCATCATCGTTCGAGAAACAAAAAGTGTATTTAAAGTATGAATCAAATTTAACTCTTTCATTTCCAAACTTCTCTATAAACTCTTTATAAGTCATAATAATTCTCCTTTTATGAGTTTATTTCTAAAAATGCTGGCAGGCCGGATTCTCACCGACAGGGCTGTTTATTAGCCAATGTTATGCGGTCGTCTTCCCCCGCAGATATGTTTTCGGCCCCCATATCGCTGCCAGCAACTAACAATTTTCCTTAATTACTAACTCACATTTGAGTTCCTCGCCTGCTTTTAATGCTAAGTATATGTATTCTGAGTTTTCCGGATCCGCATCATAAAGGAACTCCTTCAATATAATTGCCCATACCGCAACTTCACTTTTCGTTTTAGTGACTATCTCAAAAACATCATTGTCATCTTTGTGTGGTTTTATTATAAACATTGTCTTCTCCTTTATTATTATTAGATTATTACACAAAAACCATCCGACCGATACTATATCCTTCTGTATTGGCTAGCAATTCGAGCGATTCCAATTCTCTATCTCTAAGGGAGCCTAAGTCAGCCTCGTCTAAAAATTTCCTTATTTTCTGGTAGGCTTCAGTTGGATCCTCAGCCAAGACATAAGAGTCACCATAAGCGATCCCTGTCCTGGAGGATTGCATCCCTCTTAATTTTACTCTATATAGGTTCATTGAGTTTTCTCATTATTTTTTATAATGGGTTGCGTCAAGTGGTGGATTGTGGCGAACTCGATTCTCTATTGTTTGTTCAAGCGCCCACATCCACATGTCCTTGATTTCTTACACTATTTCTCTTTTACCCCATCCTGTTTTAGGGGTATGCTCAAAGTAGTTAATCAATACGTCTTTAAAATTTTTATCATCAGAGTAAGTCATGATTTTCTCCTTTCATCTACAATTCCAACGTTTGACTTTTCAAATCTTTCAATGAAATTCTTTGCCCTGCGGAGGGCTTCGTCTTTACCGAACCTTCCACAGGGGCAAGGATCATTTTTTCCTAATCCTACATTTGCATGACAGAACAGGCATACATTTGAATTGAAAGAAAAACAAGTAGAATCAAGGAATTCTTCTAAAAACGCACCTGAACAATCTATGTCCTTCCGAGCAGGGCAGCATTTACACATCTTTGGATGCGCTATCACTTTCTTTAACTGTTCGATGTAGGCCCTCTGCTGCTCTATGGTGAGCCCGCAGGGGAACACTTCATCTGGTTCAGGCAATTTTTCATTCATTTTCATCCTCGTCTTTAAACAGAAAGCTCTCCATATATTGGACGATATTGAATATTCCTAAACTTCGCAGTTCACTATAGGTAGATTTATCTATACAAAGTGCTTTTAATGCCTCATACAGCGATGAAACCTCTGTACGAGAAAGAATTATAAACTCATTGCCTGATAGCATAGATTCTCCTTTATTAAATGGCGGTTGCCCAAGCCGCCCATCTTTTCTTGTTTCGGCATTTCCTAGGATGGTCTAGGGCTTCAAACAGGCGGGCACCTGTTTCCGCTCGTCAAGTTAAATCACTCCTTAATTACTATAGATTTTTTTAGATCAATCAACAAATTATCTTGCTGATCTTTATTAGCATTCAAGATATCCTCAATCGAAGAAAACCCATGCATACCCATTATTTCAAAATATTTAGCCCTATTTGCTGCTAGAAATTTATTCAGTTGCGGAACAATACCATTGCTTTGTTCTTCTTGTTTTTTAGGTGGCCTACCTCTGCCTCTGGGCTTTAGTTGATCATTCTGAGATTCTGGAGGTGCTTCCGCTACCTCTGCATTGATAATATCAACTGGCATATCCTCAATATCTTGGGTGAAAATATCTGAGGCGGCCGTAGCATTTAAAGTAGCTGCAATCAAAGAGCGCTTACAGGCCATTTTTACAAGAGTATTATCCAGATCCCAGGGATTATCGTTTTCAATTTGTTCAAAGATGAACCATCGATTTTTTCCATTTTCATCTTTCTTTTTGCGGGGTTTGAATTGTGTGCCGCCTAATATATCAGGATCACGTTTATCCCAATATTCCTTTGGCACAGGACGGCCCGTATTCTCTGATCGATAGCGATATTTTGTTTCTCTGCTGTTACAAGAACCGACACCACTTGCAATGGGCCTGCCCGTGGGAATGTGAGTAAGAGAACATCTTACTGTATAAGCTATAAAATCCTTTTCTCTCACCTCACGGATAATCTCATAATCGGGACCAAGCCGAAAGGTAAGGCACAGTTTTTCAGCTCCAGGTTTTAAAAGCGTAGGTTTATCCGTACCAGGAATAATGCCGTAGTGTTCATTTTCATGCATTATTTTTTTCATTATTTGTTGAATAAGATTCACCTGTTCTGTTAGATTGGCAAGAGGCATTGCCGATTCTTCTATATTTACAATCGGATGCTCTATGGTTGCTGGTGTATTCTGCATGATACCTCCTATACTTTTTTCTTTAAAATTTTTTGTAATTTATGGAGTTCAAGAAGATGCTTAAAACATTCCCACGCTTCGGGTAAAATATCCCAATGGTGCCAATGCCAGGAAGCATCTTCTTTACCTATTCGTAAAAGATAAAATCCATTTAACTTATTGTCAGGATAATTTTCATTCCAGGCAACCTCATAAGCTGCAAGTTGCACTAGCATATCCTGATAAACTCCTCCACCCGTTTTCCAATCGAATAGAGATAACTTACCTTTGATGAAAGCAGGGCAATCGGGAGTAGCGCCAAATTGCCATTTTTCTGATACAAGATGAATTTCAGTCTTAAACGGCTCAAATTGAACAGAATCTTTCCAATCAAGGAAATTCAAATAACAAGTTTCTGCTTTGTCAACCAATTCTTTATCGTATTTAGAACCGTCAAATTTTTTACCCTGAATGTCATATTCTATCATTTCATGCGCAATTGTGCCTGCATCTGCAGCCCTTTGAGATGTATCTCTGAAATTGCGGTTTTCCATCCCCTCATTCCAGGCCCAATACATAAGGGCTTGTTTGTTCCAACCTAGATTTTGACTTATAACGGTGGTTACCCCAGGGATTCTTTTACCTTTGCTATTTCTATAATTTATTGTCGGCATTTTCTCCCCTTTCCAGAAATCTATTTTCTCTTCTATGCGGGCAGCTTTTTAAACATCTAAATGATTTTTTCTGCTGCCTCGCAAGGCACTGCTCTTTACTTATGATATGCCCCTTTTTGGGGCAGGAAATTAAATGAGGGCTCATTTTAATAGCTGATTGGTAGTTGACGGAAGCATCTCTTTTACTTTGTTTGTGATATGATCTAAACTACCTTCCAGCCTTGTGTTTAGTGGAGAGCCGCACCATAAACCTCTAATTATTTGCAAGTCGTTTTTATTTCCATGCCCATGATACCACACATCATAAGTGAAATACCAAGGAATATCTGGTGGCATTATTTTTTGTAATTCGCTTATGAAATCATTAATTTTCATCATATCCCTCCAGTTAGAAGATACATATCTCCCATCAAAGAGCCTAATGAGAGAAACATAGTTACTAGGCTCTGCTCACGGTAGAGCAGATAAAGGGTTGCTATAGTGCTAAGTAAGGAGAGCATTCAATTAGTAAATCCATTCAAGTGTTTCCGGATTAATGTCACATGAATTGCAAAATTCTGTATATGACATTTTCCCGTCCAAAACTGTGATTATATTCTTAAGTTGTGATCGCAAAGTTCTGCCATCACAATCGCTCCAATCCCCTCGCCAAGCAGAACCAAGAGCGATTAAACAATCTTTCGCAATTTCAATTCTCATATCTTTATCACTCAAAACATCCTCCTTTCCCTAAAGATAAGTTTTAGAACTTGAGAGAGCATTTTTTCAACCTGCAAAGGCTGTTAATGCCTCTAGGGTCTGGTTTAAAGTTAAAATCACTGAATCCAATGAATCTAAAATTCTTGATCCTGCTTCAGGGGGTATTGATTTTTTAATTGTTACAGGATATTTTATTGGAGAATGAAGTGTAAGACTTTTATCCCTTATTAGATTTGACATAGATTGAATTTGCTCTATCTTCGCTTCAATAATTTCTAAATCACATACTTCTGCATCCTTTTCCATAACATCTCCTTTCCCTTGGGGCAGGTGGAGGGTAAACCTGCCCCTTTGCTTATAGTAGGGCTAGGGTAGCCCGTAGAAAGAGTATGCGAATATTAACTATAGCTTGTAAGTTTGTTTTTTGAACCTCCCTTTTTAGTTCACGTTTATACCCTTGCCGCTTGTCCCTCTTTCGTCCTCGTAAGGCTGCGGTCGGGACTGGACCGTATGTTTAATCTCTAATTTTCACCATTGCCTGAGCTCTCGCCCTGAGCACGGGAGGGAAAAGAGATTAATTGCTGTGTATAATATCTGATTTGCCTTTCTGCTTGTTTGATATTTTGGCGAACATTATGCTTTTGAATATCTATCAGTCCTGGGAGCCATTGGTCAAACTTGATACTGTCATCAAGATACCATTCCCAATATTTCAATCTCGCTTTTATTCTGGTCAATCTGTCCTTGCTACAACACCCACATCCAACACAAATTTCACCAAAACTCCATAGGGTGGCATAACAACTCTTTTTAGCGGGAATATCAATATAGCTATTCATACTTTTTCCTGCGGCATATTTCTCTCTTCGCACCTTATATCCCTCATTAGGTCCATGATTTTTCTTTCCACAAGTTGCATGACATTAAAAATTCTGCCAACTTTATCGGTTCCTGGTGTCTCTAAGCTTTCTTCTACTATAAGATTTACTATTTTATCTATTCCGTTCATCAGGCATATTAGTTTCCGTGCACTTCCTCGCCCTCTCATAGACCTCATCAATGAGGAGGTCCATTGCTTCGTCTAGCTCTTGAGCGTCCATAGGGGCAAAGAGTGCCCGGAGAGTATTGATTTGGTTTTCATTTAAGTGGGCCATAATTTATCACATTGACTGTAGCAGATAAATTACGATAAGTCCTATAAGAACCCAAGGGATAAGGAGTTTCACAATTTCTGAATTAGTCATAGGTTGACCTCCGTCGCTTGATTAAAGGTCTTCCGATACTGCCAACGCCGGTTAAAATACTTGGCGTTTATAGTACAGATTTTCTCGATTTGCTCAACAGGTAGGAAGGTGGCATCCAAGATTGCTACCTTTTTTGAGTTGTGGAGGTAGGGATAACCTCCATCCTTGCTTTCGTAGAAGTCGATATAAAATCGCTCTTCCATCATTGATCATCCTCTATAGGCCTCTCAAGGCGATCCTCGTACTTAAGCCATTCGCCACACTGAGGACAATGAGTAATAGGCTTATTTTGATTGATATCTAAAAAGGTAGGAATATATGCCAAGCCATTCCATTTAAATTCAACCAGAACCTTGGCTCCGCATTTACAAAAGTGTACGTACATTAAATGGCCTCCATTCTTGAGAGGTTTTCTTTTATGGTGTTTAGATGATAGTACAAATTGTCCTACTATGCAAGTACGGAAATGAGCGACAATAGATGATAAGAGGTAATTTATTGCTTGTTATTGGCTTATTTCTTTTAATTTCTTAAAATATTAAAGATTATCTAATGATTTCTCATTATGGCGATAACAATTGATCATCAAAATATTTTCTTGACAAATCCTTCAGAAAGTGGTACAAATTGTCCCATGGATAATTATGACCTTTTAGAGAAACATTTCGGCAATCACACCAAGGTAGCCCAAAGGCTGAGGATTACTCCTCGGCATTACCGCAGGATCCGAAATGGGCAACTCAAACCATCCAAAACATTGAATGCCTTGATTCAATTTATTGTTAAGGATATAAAGGCCAAGAATCCTAACCGATTTTATTCTAATAACCCCACACCTAATAGAAAAGGAATAAAGAGGCTATTTAATCTCTTTAAAGGAGGGAGAAAATGAGCGAATGGAAAAGAATTTATAATTTCAAAGACCACATGCTAGACATCTCTGTTGGCATGTGGCCTATGGACAGTCGTGTTTATTTCACTGTCGGGGGGCTAGAACCCGAAGATCTAATAGACCAAAATATTGAGTTTGGTCTATCAATAGAAGGGCTTGAGCGCATACTGAGAGAGGCCAAGAAAGTGGCTTATAAGAGGCCTTACAAATGGGAGGCGAGACCTACTAGTACCTTATAGAGGGAATACAAGGGAGACTTTTCATATATTATACTGTTAGCCATTAAGAAAGGAGACATTATGAACAAAGGCAAGTTAATATTCCAAACCAAACCAGACAGAGGCTTTATTTTTAAAGCCTGGGAGTTACCCGATTCAAATGGTGATGCTCTGGTTGAAGTAGAACGAGACAAAAAGGTCATACGAAGTTTTAGCTTCCCAGCCTATAAGGTCTGGAATATCCCTGCACATTCTGATGATATTATTCAAAGCGAATTAAACAAAGATGCTGAAGGATATATAATTGCTGGTTCAGATGGGCTTGGCGGGAATGTTTTTGGCTAACCAGCCATTTGAGCCGCCGTTTTCGGTCAGCTCAGCTAAATGTTATGTGTGCATCGAGGGCATATTGATGTGTACCATCCGGAGGAGCGCATCTTAATAATTGATAACAATTAGATATGAGCGACCTGGACACACATAACTACCACAAAGGAGTATATGATGGAATTTAAAATCCAGTTTTTTGGTCGTGTATTTTCTATATCTATTGGTCATAAAACTTATTGGTTTGAACAATTACCACTAATTTTGATTGTTGAAGAATTTTATAATGAACGCCGAGAAGTAGATTATGCCAACTATATATGGAGTACGGCTGACTGGCCGTTCCACTTAACTGCTAAAAGGCATAGCAAGTGATCTAATCGTTATGTGGAATAATGCTGGCCCCGAATATGGATAAGCGTAAGCGAAGAGATAGTTGTATATGACTATCACCAGCTTATTCCACACAGTTTATGTAAGCGTTACACAACACTTTGAAAGGAGAAATTATGAGCGGTGGAAGTTATGACTATCTTTACATTAAAATGGAAGATGCTGCCGAAACATTAAGTAATGACAAAAACCCTTTGCGGAAAGCATTCGCTAGAAAGTTACAACTTTTTGCAAAAGCTATGCATGATATTGAGTGGGTTGATTCTTATGATTATGGTCCTGGTGATGATGAAAAAGCAATTAGGCAGGCACTTGGAAAGAATGCTGATAAGCTAGCGCTGCAGGAAGTTGTATTAGCGGCTGAGGCAATTAAAAAAGATTTATCTAAATATAATAAAGCTAACAAATTAATCTATAGCATTATTTGGAGAAATATAATGAAATATCCTTTCTGGAAAACAAACGTCTACTGGCGATTTAAAGGTGAGAAGACCTACCGTTATGGATATCCAACACAAATGAATAATGGACTTGTTCGTATGGGTAGGTGGCATGGTGATATAGCAGGTGGAATAATTGTTGATATAAGGGATATCGAAGTCAAATGAGAAAAATAGCAATGTGGTTAATCAATAATATTCCGCTTGGCAAACTTGCTCCACATATATTTGGCTATGCTATCGGAGCAACGAGCTGGGCGAAAGTAAGTAAATATGAAAATAAAAAAAGTAGCAGAAGATATAGTTAATGATTTGAACAGCCTTGAAAATAGAACGAAGGCTATTCAAAAGCTGGCAACCCCGTATAAAGAAAAGCAAATTGAAATCGTGTCTAATCACTTGCATCTTTTAGTAAGCAAAGCGGCTCAACAAAACAAAAACTTTAACTAAGGAGAAAAAAATGAAAGGCACAAGAGAGACAAGCTATGCTTACGTTGGAGATAATAAAGCGACAGATAAGAATACATCGCCAAGGTTTAAAGTAGGCGATAAAGCTCTTGTTCCTTATAAAGGAAAAATAATCTCACAAACTGTCAACAATGTTTTTTGGGATGAGGAGTTCGGTGGCTGGCTCGTATGCTGCTATTTAATTGGCATACATGAGCAAAATTTTATACATGAATCTGAAAGAGATGATTGGATACCTCACGAGGATGGATTGTGGTCATGGTGGGAGAAAAAAGAATAAGAATTTTTACCGAAAGGACTTAAAATGAAAAACACGCCAATAACCGTACAAATGTCAGTCGATGTGAAGGCAGCGTATAAGTGGGTTAGAAATCAGCAACATGAGACTAGGGCGTTGAGATATGCTAAAATATTAGCTGACTACATTGATCAAACGAAAGTTTGTGTCGATTACTGGAATGTAACACAACTTGCGGATAAAATGCCGTTCCTCAGCTATTATAAGGAGGAAAATAAACCATGACAGTGTCTGATCCGGATTATTAACCAATGACCACTTCCCGAACCTACGTATGCATATGCCGCAATTGTGGGGACGCTTTCCAAGCCAAAAGCGCCATGACCGGATGGTGTCCTAAGCCCGAATGCCAAGAGGCTAGAAGGGTTCACAAGCTACAATATGACAATAACTACCACAAGGCCAACTATCGGAGATACTACAAGCAAAACCAAAAAGTACGTAGTTCGCCTAAGCTAAAGTCCAAGCAAAAGAAAAAACGCCGATGTCTGAAATGTAGAACCTTCTTTAAACCTAAAAATGATGAACATTTCTGCGAGATATGTGATCGGCTGAGAAGAAACTACACTGAAGATGACTGGTATGGGCAAGAGTTGGGGATCATTTAAATGCCCAATCATATCATGGCACCTATAATTGAAGCATGGAAGGAGATGAAAAAAGAAATGGAAAAAGAAAGGCGAATTAAGAAACTTGAAGATGCTTTGAAAGCTATTTGGATATGGGCTGAATACGATTTAGAGGAAGGAAAGTGTTTGGCGTTGAATCCTAAAGATGTGATCAAGCTCTGTGAGAGGATGTTGACAAATAAGAAAGAGATGAAGGATAAGCCCGAATGAAACTCATAATCCTGGGCAAACCGATTGCTAAGGCTAGACCGAAATTTTATCGCAGAGGTAATTTCGTAGGTGCATACAATCCGCAGGAAACTGAAGAAGGCCGATGGCTCTTAGACGCAACGCAGCAGCTAAAAGCAAATGGCTTTGTTAGGATTGATGAGGGGCCTGTCATGCTCAATCTAGTCTTTATCATGCCTATTACAAAGACATGGCCCAAGTATAAAATCGAACAAATTAGAAATAGAGAAAAGCTCTTTTGGCATACTAAAAAACGTGACGATTTGGATAATTGTATCAAATTCGTTTTGGATTGTTTAAATGGTATTGCCTACCGAGATGATAGTCAGGTGGTAGCCATAAATGCTATGAAATATTACGGACTAGAAGCAAGGACAGAGATAGAGATAAAGGAGATAAACGTATAAAGAGGTGAATAACATGAAATGTTTTTATCACTCAGCGGACCTTGATGGTCATTGTTCAGGAGCTATAGTCAAATATAAATATCCTAAATGTGAGATGATAGGAATTGACTATGGCGATGAATTCCCATGGGATAAACTAGATGAAGATAATGAGCCTATATTTATGGTTGATTTTTCATTAGAACCTTTTGAAAAAATGGTTCAATTACAACGATTAAGCGATAATAGACTCATTTGGATTGATCACCATAAATCAGCGATAGAAGCTCATAAAGATTGGAACAATAATCATCCAGAATATTTAGCTATCGATGGCGTTAGAAAGATCGGGATAGGCGCTTGTGCACTCACTTGGAAATATTTATTTGCTGAACCAATTCCTAGAGCGGTCAAATTATTAGCGGAATATGATGTATGGAAATTAGATGATCCTTCTACTTTACGTTTTCAGTATGGTATGAGGCTTTATAATACTAATCCAGAAAATCAAGATTTTTGGAAGTCGCTTTTTGAAATTCGTTTACGATCTAGTATTCTTGTTGAAGGCGAAATATGCTTACAATTTCTATCTAAACAAAATAAAAGATACTGTGATTTAAATACTATAGAAATATATTTTAGCGGCCTACACTGTATAGCTCTTAATCTCGGAAAACCTTATATAAGTTCATCAGCATTTAAACATGTTTGGGATTCAGAGAAATATGACGCCATGCTAGGGTTTTGCAGAAAAGATAAAATATGGGAAGTGAATCTATATACAGACAAAGATCATATTGATCTATCTATTATTGCTAAAGCTTACGGTGGGGGAGGCCACGAAAAAGCCGCTGGGTTCCAATGTGAAAAGTTGCCATTTGATCTTTCTTAATAGAATATTGCGTATAGATACGGGACAGACAGGTGAGGGGAGGTGAGGCGAGGCCAAAAGGTCATTGCGGACCTAGTGTAACCTGATAGTCCCGTTAAAAATCCCCCTGCCGGCTCTTCCCAAACCGGCAGGGGCAGGGAAGGGATTAAAAACTTACTAAATTTCTTTTTCCCATGAAGCTCTATCTTTAAACTGAGTGTATTCGGCTACGATGGCTTCGCATATTCTTACTGTCCAATCAAGGGAACCTGCTTGCATTTCCCCTGATTCCAGTTTTTTCCTAAAGCTTTCCATTTGCTCTAAAATTGCCAAGGCTATTATATCATTGTTCGATAGTTCGTTGGCTTTCATCTCTCGGTCTCCTTTTCTCTCAATGTTAGATCATAACAGTTAAAAGAGCAAAACCATTTCCCTTTCGCCTTTTGAGGTAGATCTTTATCAGCAGCCCACGAGCCGTTAGCTTTTCGGCCTTCTCCAGGAACTATTGGCGACCTACCGCATCTATAGCATTTAAATTTTCTCATCTCTCAACCTCCTTTCTTTCAGCCTCCCTTATCCATTCTAGGATAAGGCCGGTGAGAAGTTCCTTCAAAGTTATACCCCTAGCCGCAACCATGGACTTGAGGCGGTTTCGGAATTCTTTTTCTATTCTGATGTTTAGATTTACTTCCATGATGATCTCCTTTCTTCTTTTTAAACGCCGACATATTCATCTAACTCTCGGCGTTTATCGACAATCATCCATTTGATAATTGGATTGTTGATTAAATCAGGAAATGGATTGATTTTATTCTCCATCCCCTCTTTAATTGCCAAAGAGAATTGAAGCCCAGAGGCGTCTACAAAATACCAGGCCTCGACCTCACCCTCTTTCACCACGATTTGATTAGGGAAACCGTGGCTTTGCGCTCGTTTGGTTACTATTTCCATAATTTCCCCCTTTCCTTTTTTAGAAACTGTTGGCCTTCTTCCATCCCTCAATAAAATCTAATCCTGCGTATTTAGCCTCTTCAACACCTAATGCATCACAGGGGCATTTAGGATTGGATAAAGAAATACCGATATTTGCTTTACAAAATGAACAAAATGCCCCTTTAGGGAATTTTTTATAAAAACCCTTCGCAGGACATTTTTTACAGTAATCCGTTCTGCTCAAAATTTCTTCTAACCTTAATATGTAAAGTTCTTGTAATTCTATGGGTAACCCGAAAGTTAATATTTTCATGATTCTCTTCCTTTCTCCCAAACGTTATTATTGTTTAAAACGTATCCTTCTTTTTTCATTTGGAGGAGATAACACTTTCCACAGAAATTCCTAAACTGTGCTTTCTCCTTCCTATTTTTTGGCGGCATGTAATGACGGATTGCTGTAGAAATATAATTTTTGCAGATGTAACATTTCATGATTTCTCTCCTTCCCTCCATTATTCATAAAATACGATTTCACCATCCCCAAAACGGAGACAAAGATTTTGATAAGGGTCCTCCAATATTTTGGCGGGACCCTTTTTTGCTTCCATCCCCCTTACCCATTGTGAGTAAGAGGAATTCCCCTCTCTTATTTCCTTTTCCCAACGATGGGGCTGAAAGGGGTTCTCAAGTTCCACCATTACAACAAAAGCACTATATCCCCATGTTTTAGGGACAAATTTATTCTGTTGAACTCTATCGGCATACCTAATAGAGCCGATAGAATTTTAGCCGTTACCTCATGCCCAACGGCTGAGGTAACAGCACCATGATTTAGGGCCGTTTTTATAGGCCCCAGGTCTGTCAGCTCTTTAATGGTAGCTTTGGTGCCACCGTCAAGCATTGATGGTGACCAAGTAGACGCTAGGTATCTCATAGCTCCCTCCCTTTTTTTATTTTTTCGGAAGTAATCTAGGTATAAAAACCGAATCAGGATGTACAACAATCCTGATACCTAAGTCCTTGCCGCAAAAAAAGACGCGTTCTACTAACATAACGTTTTTGGGAATGTCAAATTCTGAATGGGCTTTTTGGTTAAAAGGATTGTGTGCTACCACATCAGGACTTGACAACCCTAACTGCCCATTTTCTAACTTTAGGGCAGTTACATAAGTGCGACTACCACCGCTCCAGTAATCGCTCATATAGTAACGTTCCTGGAAAGCAAGCTCAAATTGACGGCCTTTATAGTCAGGATATGTAGCTTTGACAATGTCGGCTACGTCTTTCTTTCTAAGTTTTATTTCCATCTCTCTCTCCTTTTTAAGATTAACCATTGCCTAGGCCCTCATTGCTGAGGGCTAAGGTAAGGGTTAAGCTATTCTTTCGAGATAGGTTTGACCGGTAAATCGCTCATAGCGGTCGCCGATTTGGGCCTTTTCGGCCCACTCTCTCAGATGATCTCCCCAAAGGGAGCTTATAGAAAACAAATCTATAATCTGTCCCTTTTCGTATGTCCTCTGGGCAAATTTTTTCATCTCTTCCTCCCATTTTAATTCACTACAATAACATCTGCATCGTGCGGAGCGTGCTCCGCACAATAGAAATGCCCTATCTGATGGTAGGGTACTTCTCCCTTATAATTTCGGGGAAGGCAACTAGTAGCCCTTGTCGCTGGCTTGTGGCACCACCTGTAAGTGCCTAGGTCCCCTCCCCCCCCAAAATGAGCACATGTTACCAGTTCTGGGGGAACTGAAGGTTTTTTAAAGTATTTCATAACTCCCTCCCTTCTTCCCCTCCCCGGCCTTACCTCACGGCAGTGTAATTCCTGACGGGAGGGGATCTCGTTCAAATTAAATGAAAATTATTTGAATCCGGCCATCATATTCACCAGATCTTTCCGTAACTTCCATTAAGAATTTTGTAAAATACATCAGATTATCAAAAAAATTGCCTGGTTGTTTCGGAATATATACTTTTAGCCAGCCTGATCCCATACCTTTGCCATGCCTTACCTTTGCTTTGGACTGGCCTATTTTTGCCAAAGCTTTCTTTACTGCCTTGGTTTCCTCTATGTTGGTGTTATATTTTCTCCATTTAAGTTTTATTTCCATTGTGTCCCTCCCTCTTTAAACGTTTACGATTCAAACCAATATGCAGGATACTCTTCAGTTGCATAGCTTTCAGACATAAGTTTATAATCCTGAGAGTTGGGGAATTTACCATTATCAAACTGAAAAGACCCTACACGCTCACTATGAAGGTTGAAATCAATATAGGGTTTTTTCTTGCCTCTTAATATTGTTCGATAGACGCCAAAGATTGACTTTTCCCCGTCAGTGAAAATCATGGTTGTAAACGTTACTTTTTTCATCTTCTCCTCCTTTCGTTTGCGTTTAGCTATATTTAATGCAATCTGTCAAGCATTATATCACGCAATAACGCAATGTCAAGAAAAAAAATGCACTCAAACAAAAAATGAGTAGATTTACCTATGCTATAGGTAGAACTACCTATCCGATAGGTAAAAGTACCTAGTAAGGCGTAAGAATTAAAAGTGTTTGACAGCGATTACAATTTATGCTACAAGGTAAACAATAATTTTTAAACGAGGCATGAGGCATAGATAAATCACCTAAAAAATCAGACACGTCCCCAGCCGTTTTTCCCCAAAACGGAGGGGTGGGCCTCGCTCCAGGGGACGTGTCCCCTAAACGAAAAATCCGAAATGACATGCGATGCGAGAACTGTACCCTCCACGAGGCCACCACCTTACTGTACTACGAAAAATACCATCGAGAATCAGGCCGTATCTCTCTGATTAATCCCTCGTTTATATGTGATAAGTGCGTGCCTTTATTTCGAGGGCTCAACGAGCTGTTTGAAAATAGGCCCGTGTTGGTGCCATTTGAAAAGATCGCTCAATGGGATGCTAGGCTGATGGGATTGACCAGCAAGAAAAAATGGGAATTTTCGGTATTCAGAAATCCATACTATCGCAAAAAACTCTATCGCATACGGTACATTTGGAAAGATGGCAGAAGACCGACCAACGAAGAGAAATAAAATTATCATCCAAGAAATCCGGGACTGGCTTGAGATCGTGGAAGGCGATTTTCATATCAACGATCTATATAGCTGGATGCCGGATTTCTGCAAGTCAACTACTGATAAACGGTATATATCACGCTGCCTCTGCCGACTAATAGATGAAGGGCTCGTATCACGCAACGGTAAATACGGCCAATATCGCAAAGTGTCGCAAGAGCTTGAGCGCATGGATATCGTGGGAGCCGATGAGACCCCTGTTGATATATGGCTGCCGTTTAACCTCACAGATTACGCTCAAATCATGCCAGGAGCGATTATCCTGATAGCAGGCGAGCAGGATACAGGTAAGACCACCATTGCCCTTAATATCGCCTGGGCGAATCGCCTTACCTGGGATGTGCACTATTTTAATAGTGAGCTCTCTGCTGGAGGGCTCAAAAAGCGTACCATGCAGTTTACCAATACCGAGCCATATCAATGGGCTGAGAGAATTAATTTTTACAGCAAGTCGCATGATTTCCAGGATCACGTTAAAAAAGGTCCCGATAAATTAAATATTATTGATTTCATGGAAGTCGGCGGAGATGACTACCCTTATGTGGCATCCTGGATTAGGGCGATACACGATCAGATTATTGACAATGGTGCTATTGCTGTTGTATGTTTGCAAAAACCACCTGGAAGAGATGAGGCAACCGGTGGCAGAGGTACGCTAGATAAACCCAGGCTATATCTTGCTGTGAGTAGAGGCGTTATAAAGATAGTGAGGGCCAAAGACTGGGCAGGCAATGTAAATCCAAGGGATATGACCATTAATTTCAAGATTATCAATGGCAGCGAACTGCTTCCAGTAAGCGACTGGATGAGACCGGATAAATGGACTATATAAATGACGACTTTGACGATTGTGACGACTTTGACGCATTTGACGACAAATGACGACTTTATGACGACTTTCTTTGAGCTGATTTTCTTGTTATATCATATAGTTACGGCAAAGCACCTTTTTAGAATGACGATTTTGACGACTTTATCATGTTATTAAGAGCTTATGAATAAGTCTATAGTGCTTAATTTTCAAAACACTATTTTAGCTAATTTACCCATTTATCAAATAATATCAACCACTTGAAATTTTATATAAAGGAATTAAATATATAAATAATATTTCAATATCTATTTTTATTTATTAAAATAAATAAAAATAGAGTACCTACGGTACTATTTATAATAATACTGTGGTACTAGATAGGGAGTGCAAGAGATCATGGCAGAGATAAAATTAATATTCTAATAAAAGGGAGAAAGGACAATGAAAAGCAAAATTAAATCAGTTCGATTAGGTAGACAAGTATGGGGAGTAGGGTTGGACTTTATTGCTTACCAGATAGCTCTAGGGTTTAGATTACGATATTGGGCTGATATACATGCTTATGCGCTTAAGGTTTATCTTGGACCATTAAGAGTATGGGGTTATGTACAGTTAAGATAGATAGGAGATGTAAAGATGACAGACAAGGATAAAGGAGAAACAATAGTGAAGACCTGGAAGGGAGTAGCTAGATATTCGCCCTTTTCAGAGTATACATTGCAGAAAAAGTACGCTAAAGAGATGTTTGCCGCAGGAGTAGTATTTAAGAGCCGATTAAGAAGTAGCAGGACACTCACAGTATGGGGATACCCTTCTCAGATCATGCTATACTGGACGAAGAAGGCAAAAGAGAACGGGATGATCCTATAGGTATATCGTCTTTTAGGGGATATAGACTATAGAATCTTGACAAGTTGAAAATGTTGATATATGATAAAAAAGCTCTTTCCTCATCCTTGACTTGGGCTGCTACCTCCACAGCCTGAGTCGTTGTTCGCTGGTAGTGACGTTTATAGATTGATACTTTCCGTCACTACCAGCGACATAGAGATAAAGATGGCAGACTGCAAGAACTGTATACATTGTAGGATTAAATTAAGAGTCCGATACCCCAAAGGGATAGACGATAAGAGCTCGTGTACCTGAGATCAGCTCCTAATGGGACAGATAATCTATGGAGACAAGACGCAGATATGGTGTGACAAGGGGATGTGGACTAAGGATAATGGACAGCAAAAGGTCTACCAGAGCGATCTATATAACTTTAACAAGCGTGTCATTAATTATGGCAATGGGTGTCGGGAGTTTGAATAAGAATAATGAATGATTTATACTATATAAAAAGTTGAAACCATGCAACTTGACTTTACAGACACCATATCAATACATGACCGAGGTGCTTTTCTAGCAGTCCTTACCATCTTGTATTATACTCAGCTTTACGGCACTAACGGACAGGAGGATGGCTAGATGGAAAATTTCCTCCCCTACGGCAATTATGATACCATTAGCCATATCCTTAAAGAAATTATGGATATAATCGAATTGGACTATAACGAGGATTATCGTAATGCTATGAATGTAGTTCTATGGGCCCATGCTAATCCCAGGAACCAATATGATGGAGACTAATGAATGCTCTCTATTTCCCCCTCAGAAGCCCGGAATTGCCCCAGGCTCAACGATCCCTTTCAGCCCTATACTTACCTTACCCTATTTATTTTGGGCTTATCCTGGGGCTAGTTAAAAAAAGAATTGTTTTCTAACAAAAGACGCTGTATTATAATAGCAGCCCTAATCAGGAGTTATTATGTCTATTAGTAAATGGCTTACCAGTAATATCGATAAATACGACAACTGGGATGAATGGATAGCTGATTGTAGTAATCAATGCGGTGTCACCCGTCAAGCCGTTTTAAAGAAATCCCATAGTTTATGGACATTACGTGGAGGCAAGAAAGAGAATTTACCCTCCGCTCAACCTGCCAAAAAATCCACCTCATCAATGAATCGATCTCAATTCTTGAGTAAATACGATACTTCAACAAAAACACGTGACGCTATTAGGCGGGCCGTATCTACTCTGATTGAGGAAGATGACCCTGAGAAGGATCAGATTGTTGAGGATGTGGACTTCAGGATGAATCGTTGCGATAATGTGAGCATACAGTTTTACAGGCAAACAGCCAACGAACCGGAATTCGAGAAATATCAGTTCCGGATGGGTGATAAAATATTTTGGACTACGCCCAGACAAGTACAATGGGCGGTTGAGAATGTACCTAAAGCGAGACCATTAAACGAATGAAAATAGCGTACATTTCCGGTCCATATAGGGCGGATGACATAGAGGGCATTCAGGATAATATTTATCGTGCCCGAAAGGTAGCAGTTGAACTCTGGCGCATGGGATATGCTGTTATTACACCTCATTTAAATACTGCTAATTTCCCTGGAGAGGTTGGAGATAATCTTTTACGCTACAAGATTGATTATATTCGTGGCGATCTCGAAATAATATCTCGTTTAGATTGCCGTAGTGGTGATTGCGTTGTTATGCTGCCCGGATGGGAGAATTCACTGGGAGCAAGAAAAGAGAAGCACGTTGCGGAATGTGGTTTGTTAGATGTGTTTTTTTGGCCAGAAGATAGAGAAATATTAATGAACCGTAACAAGGATTAAAAATGGATAGAACAACTTTTAAAAAACAATATGACCCTGACCCAAAGGATGCTTCTACTCAGGAATATATACGTAAACTTGAGGAAGAGAATGATCGGCTCAAAAAGCAGGTGGGCACTGATGAGAGGCTTTATGATTACATTAAAGGCGGTATAGAGGCATTTGAACCACCTAAAAAAATAATATATAATAAGCCGGTATTATCCCACGATGAGGTGCACGC